TGGAAAAATTCAACACTTTATGAACGCCATCGCTCCACTAATGCTCCACAAAAAATGACAATAATATATTATAATGTAACAGCAAGACATAACAACAAGGAGCCACAATATCCTGATTGTGAGAACATATTGTACCGAAATGACATGCATTGAAATGTAGTTTACAATCCCCCCGGCTCCACAACCTATACTGAAAATCAATCGCTTATAGAAGCGCTCCACAAATGCTCCAAAAATTACAGATTTTTTTGTATTTTTGCAGTGCAATTTCATGCGTGGATGTTTTTTATAAGTTCAAACCGGGGCCGTCTTATGACAGGCCCTTGTTTGTTAATGGCAAAAGGGGATGGACAATTAAGCGCACCCCCTTTGCGAACAACAATGAAAATGAAAAAGAACAGCAAGAAAACCTCTCACAAGGTCATATATAAAGTCACTTCTTTGATAAACTCCTCGACATTATGACAAACAACATATTTATATCCCTGCTCCTCGACAGCCCTCTGATACGCCTTCTGCAATTCCGTCTGTGAGCCGTTCCACGTCTTCATCTCTATGAAAAGCCCGTGGTAGCCTCCTTTGGCAACCAGCAGAACGAGGTCGGGGAATCCGGCTCTTGTCCTCATCGCCTTGAACCTGCCCGCCTCCCTGCTGTTCCTGAATCCACCGTTGGGTGAATGATGCAGCAGAGGTATATATTGCGGGTACTGGTAACTGAACCACGTCACGCAGGCTATCTGTGTGTCTTCCTCAATATGTCTCATCACTTCACCACCTTCAAGTTACGCAGTATCGCCAGTGTGTCACCCTTGCAGGCACTTACCGCAATGGCTCTCACCTTGCGCTTCTCGAACAGACACTTCCTCTTTTCCTTATACAGCGACAACAATATCTCATCATTTGACTGATAACACCCGATTTCAAGCGTATCTGCATATATCTCCCCTGATATTGAGTAACAATCCCCATCAATTTCAAAAGGCGTTCTATGCGCCCGAATCACCGTATCATATACCCATACCAACGTGTCTCTATATCTGACAGTGTCGATATAATGATACTCCACGTTGATGACATTCTCCACCTGCCTCGGTTTGACTCCATAATCACCCAAGGTAGCCAGCTCATCACTGAACAACTCCTTAAGTTCCGCCTTGGTGACTGCCTGCTGGACTGACCTGTCTCCGGATGCCTCGATGCGGAAGTTCTCACCCAGCCGGGATATTTCCCTTGACTGCCGGATGGTGATGGCAATAAGTGTAGCGACAGCCGCCGCCATCGCCACGCAAAACACAATAATGATAATAGTCTTCTTCATTTCTCCAATTCAATAGTTAGTTTCAATTTCAATGCGACAAAGTGTTCCATCTTTGCCCCTTTGTCAGCCCTCCACCCCTTGAGCATATAGATACCATCGCATCCCGCAAGCTCTTTAAGGCAGATTCTCATGCGCCTCTCAAATGGGTCGGACGGATCGCAGAACCAGATCGGGTTGACAGGAATGTCGCCACGCATCATAATCATTTCATCAGCATCAGCAAAATGCCTTCTCACCACATCGTCACGGTTGATTCCTCCCGTGTCTCCGGCAATAAATATTCTTCTCTTACCATTAATCATTTCGGCCTCCATTTCCCAATTTCACAAGGATTGCAATATAATACTGAAAACTCCTGATGCTCGCATTTGCAAAGCGTGGGTTTGCCATCATGGCCTATCCACCTATCCGTTATAGGCTTTGAGCTGGCACACGTCTCACATGTCCTCCGCTCGTTAGTTTGGCATTGATGTCGTTTCTTTGCGCCCATATTTATTCTCCAAAAACTTTTGATAACCGCCATTATTAAACTCAACAAGATTGCTGATTTCCCTTTTCATATAATCCATGTCACTCTTCAACTCCGTCCAGTCCTTGTCCCTCTCCGCTTTATCCTGGTCCATCTTCTCCATCATCTTCACCATCTTCTCCTCCATCATTTTCACCATCTTCATGGAGTTCGCCTCGATAATCTCACCCCACTTCTGCGTTTTTTCCAGAAACAAATCGCCAAGGTCAATCTGCTTTTTGTCGGTCTCTACTTCGGCCTTGTCAACCTCGTCTTTCTTGAGTTTCTTTTCCTGTTGCTTGAACCTGATTCTGTCAATAATCTTGAATACAAATCCTATGACAGTTGCGCTCAGTAAAAGCTCCAATATTCGCAATCCGAATTCCATATTTCCTTCCATATCTACGCCCTCCTATTCTGAATATTTGAAGTCATACAATCTGTTCATCCATCCTTTAAGATTCGCCTCATCAGATGGCCTTGCCACCACAAGATTTACAAAATATAGTCTCCTTCTTTCCCATAGCTTACCAAAAAGCTCTCTCTGGTTTGGATGGTCATTTATCGCAGCAAGCGTAACAGGACCTACGATTCCATCAGCCTCTACTCCTAATACACGCTGTATTATTTTGATATATTTCAAACCACTACCCCATACACTATTGACACACAAATTAGCAATAGATTGGTTGTTAATTCTATCAGCCTTCATTTTGTCCCAAAAGAGAGATTTTAATACATCAAACCACTCATTAAGGCTTATTTTTTTCAAGTCTTCAATTGTTGGCTCTTTTTTTCCTTTCTTATTGCAGTATGTTGTGTAGGTTGTCAGGGTGATGCCACACATTGTAGGTCCGCCCTTGTCTGTTGGCTTATTGCTATAGCCTTTTTTTACGGCAATTTTCCATTGCTCTTCAATAGTATCTTGTATTGGGGTATTTGTTTCCCATCTAAGGATGATAGGTGCCAATTTCTTTACGTCTGCCATTGCTTTTGTTTTTTATGGATTATGTTAATACAACCTTTTTCGGATTTTCGCGCGTATCAACATTTACAACAGCAGGCAATAAGGCATATCGATTGTTACCATTTTGCTGTATATGTATGATTCTTTGTACTGACTGTTATAAAATAAACTAATATGTCGCCTATTCCAATTACATTGTCGCCTGTTATCCAACACACCGCACGTATGCACAATGTCACGCATACCACGGAATGTTACAGAGTTCCATGCCGGCGAGAGCGCATCGAAGGACTGGGACACAAAAACAGGAGCGGTTTCATAAATCACATTAACATTACAGAAGCAATATTCCATCACTTCAACGCTGTTGTGATTGTCAACATACACCACGGGTGGTCGGGTATCCGGATATTCAAACATTGATGGCATGGCCATCGAAGACATGATAAATGCCATAGACAGGCATAATAACGATAATAACTTTTTCATGATTAATTTTTTTTGATGTTAATAAATTGGTTTTCTGCTTTCATGTGCGCGAAAATCCGATATGATTGTAGATTTGTTCTTTCTATTCGTAACCGCCCAACACGTCTCTCTCGCTGTCCTCCGCTATCTGCCTCATCGTCTCATCCACATTGTCACTCCATCCCAAGGCCTCAATACTCTCACGCTGGCTCATCAAGGGTTTACCGCCATTGGCCGTGTACAGATTATTGATAGTGTCCTTCTCATCCGTGATGCTATACGGGGTGATGACATTCTCCACTATCAGACTGTCAATATCATCATCGCTCACATCGATGCCGGTAGCCTTGGCCATCGCCTTGACAACACTGGTCTCACGGTCAAAGTACTCAAGCAGTCTTCCGCTCTCATCCTTGACTTTGAGGTGACAGTCAATAAACAACTGCTTCCGGCTCTCGCCACTCAACGCCTGCTGGCTCATCTTCTCATAGGACCAGTCCGGGAGCTGCAACTGGGTGAAGAACGAATTTCTCAAATCCGAAGTATAGAATTTGAAGTTCTCTATAGCCTGATCCCAAGTGATGTAACTTGCTGAAGACCCCTTCGGGTACTGCAATACGGTTCTGAACTCGCTCTTTTCGTCCTTTTCCCCTCCAAACGCAATGTCCTCATCGGCAAAAACGGCAAACAAAGGTTTGCTATTTTTACGGAGGTAGTTGCCATTTCGACTGAACGCCCACTCAAGCTCCTCGACAATCCGTGATGTGTCCTCCCAGATAGGGGTAGGACGGAAACAATAGATGGCGGGAATCTTGCCGACTGATATATCCTCCTCCTCAACTATGTCCCAGCTGCTCCCGCTGCTCACCAGCTTATAATGCTTATCCTCAAGATACGCATCAAAATAATCAACGGTTTCCTTGCCATTGAAGCGCTTATATGCGACCGACATCGCAATCATGTCACCATATTCGTCAAACAACGGGTACAGACTATCCCCAAGCATAGGGGAGAAATTTCTGCAGCGAATCTTCAGCTTTGATTTATACCCATACAACACATTCGGCTGCTCGACAGCATACCACAATGTCATCACCTCACATCCGGCAAAGAGCATGTTAAGCCGCTCGACATTCATTGTGTCTATCCTGTTCCGCTGGTATATGGCCTCGATATATTCAGCCGCCTTTTTCTGACCATCCGTCACCGGCTTGTATATGCGCTTAACCGGGATTCCGCAAACCAGCTCAGACATACGTCTCACCGCAAGCCTCTGGTAATCGAATGTGATTCTTGTCACAAAATCAACCGTTCCATCTTTGTGGACAATGTCAGGATATTTCGCTTTGTCCATAACAGGATGGAGTTTCGGATCATATTCTTTATGGAGGCCATCAGAACCCTCCCATGCCGGTACAATGACCGTCTTGTTCATCAACTGGGCGATTGCCTCTTTGGGGTTCCGTTTCATCAAGTCTTTCAGTTCTTTGCTTGTCATAATGCTACTATCTTTTGGGTTTGTTTGAATGAATTATTATTGCATTGCCGCTAATGTGCTCCATGACATTCCCTCTCGAATTAAACAAGTCCACTATGGCATATCCCGATGCATGAATCTCAACAAAAGCGCCATATTGCACATTGACATTGTAGCTATTTGACTCTGAATAATGGAGAATAGCCCTTGTGTTACCTGCTATGATTATATTATCGGCATTAACAAGTTCTATGTCTCCAGCATCGAGATACACACCATATTTCAGCAGTTCCCGTTTGTCAAGTTGTCTCACTTCTTCAATGGTAGGGAAGCCCACACGGGCACAAAACAGCCTGCCCTCAATACTGTTAAATAAGGTGACCAGTTCCTCGAGGTTCTCGTTGCCTTTGAACATTGAGCATCCTCCGAGTTCACGCTGCCTGCGGTAAAGTTCTTTTCTTAATGATTCAAATCTACTCATATATATTATATTATGTCTGTCATTGTCACATAATACGTTCTGCCGGTCAACCAATATGTCAGTTTTCTCACACAGCCGTCAAGCACCTGATCGTTTTTATCGGCAGTATTGAACACTATTGCTTCACCATTCTTTGCTGTTACGCTTAATGTCACGTCTGTGCCTGAATTGTTGCTAATAATTACGCTCGTCTCGATACCTGCATACGACGAGTTAAGCACTATGCTCTTGCTTGCCGATGCGTATTCTCTCGTAAATTCAAGGTATTTCAAGCTCTGGCACTTCTTGGCATCCACCAATACAGGCCCGCCTTTATCCTCAAGTGCGCTGTAAGCGTCTGCATAAGTAGGCAATGCGGCTACATCTCCCTCGACACCAGTGACTCTTGTCGCAAGTGTTGTCACATTGCCATTGGTCGTGTTGATTCGTAGGTTAGCATTGCTAATGCCAGTTGACCGGCGTTGCGCCTCATCGTTAATCTCTGTACTTGTATTTATATTGTTAACACCAAATTCACTCATGGCTTGCAATCCGGCTATTAACCGTTTGTGAATCTCCTGTCTATCTGCGATTGTCACCGTTATCCACCTTGGATGATTCAGCGGTTGCTTGATTGACATTATGCGGATTTCAACTGCATTGACTTGTACGGCTGGGTCTGTGAACGACACATAGCCGCCTATTCTGAACTTTGCAAATTCAGAATCAGTAAGACCAGCGGCATAGATTCCGTCAACATCGAATTTCCATTTGTATTGAACGTGCATATTGTCCCATAACTGTCTTACGGCCTCTCTTGCCAAGTCCCATTCGGCTCCCGTATGGTCGCTGTCTTTGCGGATGTAGTCGTCAGGCAGCATGCAATTGAACACCTTGAACGTGTCGCCTTGGGCTGGGATAAAATATGAGCCTTGAGGCATACGCTCATCGTCAATGAACTTTGATACAATTGTAAATTTTCGGTTCGCATGGTTATAGTTAACATCAAACTCCTTGCCTGCCAACGCACCTGTTTGAAATACTATTGTGATAGCATTTGTCCCTGGTATTTGCAAGTCGTTGTAATTGATATTATCTGCCACATATACTGAATACTCCGTGTATTGTTCATTGTTGTCGTCTGTGACAGTTCGTGTCGTGACATTCGTCACAGTATGCGTAACAGTTGGATAGATGTTTGTAAGGTCAAGCACATCAATTCTTACACCGTTGTACTTTGACAGATACAGCGGTTCCGGGAATAATTTCTCTGTTCCAGCATAATATATTGCGTGTCCATCTCCCACTGGAATATAGTAATATTTCGCCTTGTTTTCATCAAATCCAGTCTCCTCTTCATAGATATAGTATTGTGACGATCCTTCTGCATTGAAATTCTTTGAATATGCGAACTTGCTGCCGTCATACCCTATAATCATAGGTAACTCAAACGACGGATATGCAGGAGGTACAAGTTTGTCAGGCATGTGTAGTGTCTTGTCGCCATAGCTGACATTCTGGTTACTGCTGGTGTTAAGGTTTTGCGAGCTGCTCCTTACAGCATAGCCAATCAACTCAGGACCCTTGCTGTAGTTCATGCGCTGTATTCCTGAAACAAGGCCGTTATTCTTTCCGTACTGCAACGAAATAGGCGAGCTGGCATTGTACTCCACCTTGCATACATTGACAGTCAGGTGGTCGAATTCAAACTCCATACCGAACTCATCGGCAATCAGAACAAGCGCATCACGCAAAGATATTCCGTCGTAGGATATACACTTCTCGTCACTGATGCTTGCAATAGTACCAGCGACCCAGTTGCCTCCTGAATACATCCTTGCCGAGCGTATTAGCAGGTTTACGTGTTCTGAAAGATTACCGGTTACCTGAAATGTCACACGACCGTCATCCGGGTTTATGAACGGCCTGTATTTCCACACGGCAGAAACCGCCTCAAAACGTACTGTATATTCATAGTTACGCCTATTGATAATCTTAATATCCTGCGGCATATTAATGTAATACAGTTTATCACTAAAAGTGATATAGCTCCCTACTGGTATCTCCACATAAGTCGGTGTGGCGAATTTCAACTCTACATAATCCTCACCCATCAGCTCAACATATCCGTTGCTGTCGTCTGACGGCATCACATCATAATAATTTTGGTCTGGGTAGTGTATTCTTATCATATCGTGTCAATGTTTAGTGTGAACTTAATCCATCCAGGCATGAACTCTGTCACTTTCATTGAGTTGTAATAGACGTTGCTGCTCAACCCTGTGCTTGTGCATGTGAATGACTTTGCGTAAGGCCTTGTTAGCACATACATAAAATATGTTAATTGCGACATTGCAATGGCGGTAGTGCTTGCATGTATAAGACAATTCAGAGATATTGTCCTATTCGACATGTGTACAACTGCACCATTATCATATATCACAGAATCAACAATACTTATATCTTTACTTTGCAATGTCTTGGATTTTGCCGGTGAGATAATGCTTTGTTTTGTTCCGCCAAGTACCTTTACTCCGTACCACTCAAAACTCTTTCCTTCGAGGTTGTATTCACCAGTATATTCACGTGTTGAAGGGACTGCCGGTATATAGTTATCAAATGGCACATCGTCAATGGTAATATTGATTGTGGCATCAACCATATCATTCAGCTTGCTCACCTTGCTTACGCTTGTATATCTGCAATAAGAGAACTCAAGCCCAAACGGTTCGAATGTGATGTCATGATACACCCCATCGGTCAGTGTATCAATAAGCTCATTGAAGCATGCAGTCCTGCAAGTTACATTCAGCATTATCGTGCGATTCTTGAACACGGGGGCCGACAAGTCAATCTCTATCCCGTCATACTCTGCCCAGTCGTTCTGTTTTGGCTGTTTAAACTGGGGATAAGTGAGAAAGCTCTCGATAGTGCCTTTTGCTACCGTCAGACCGTAGTCCGTTGTAAAATCAGTGCCGTCTATGTCAAGATATATCTTCTCCATCTTATATTCTCGTTAAAACAACATCAAGAGAGTGCGCAATATCGTCAATCTTAGTCCTCATGTGTGCCGTGTCTCCACTGATATTTCCGACAATTGAGCGGATGGAAGCCACATCAAGTCTCATAAGTCCGCTGTTTTCAAGCAGCTGCGCAGTATGGGCCTGTATCACCGTCAAACGTCCATTTAATTCGTCAATACTTTCCTGCGATGCTTGGGCAATTCCTTTTGAAGTGGTCTCTGTCGCATCATTACCGAATTGCGCAAGACCTTTAAGAACATCGTCAAGACCTTCGTATGCAGTTATCACTTGTTCATATAGTCCCATCAATTCCTGCTGTAAACTTGGAAGACTGCTATTGATTGCCTCTTGGTCAATATGGTATCTTCCTTCATTATCAACGGTTACCCAATTTCCAGTCAATCTGTTCAGTATCTCTTTCAATGGATTAAGGATAATTGATTCCATAATCAATTTACGAGTCATATTCTTGATTATGTCATCAACAGTATCAGCCCACGCTTGAGCAGCGTCTGCTCCACTATCAAACGCATCCCATAACGCATCTGCAAGCTGCTCAGCCATGCTGTCGAAACTCGTGCCAAGTTTTCCCTCGATAATGTCCGTAATTGTGTTAAATGAGGATGATATTGCTGACGCTATCTCACCTTCTATTTGACTTATTGTTTGCTGCAAATTAGCTCTCTCTTCCGCATTCTTGTCACTTTCAGAAATATTGGCCAATACGTTTCTATATATGTTCAGTTTTGCAGTCAGAACTTGAATTTGATACGAATAGTTGTTGAGGCTATTTATCTGGTTTTCGTAAGGATCTGACGAGCCAAGCATCTTGCCGCTATGGTATAAGTCCAATATGCTTTTTGAGAGATAGAGAACTTTGTCATGCAGAAGCTCCATATCCAGTGCAGCATCTTTTCCGGATCCTGACATACTGTTATAAGTTCCCCTTAACTCATCCAATGTCCATATTAACGAATATACCGCCTGCTGTACATCCCCAATATTGGAATACAGGTCAATATTACTTAGGCTTAAGTCAATATTAGATAGTGCGGGCTCGATATGTTCCGTCAGTGTATTGTTAAGCAATTCCTTTGTCTGTTTTACCTTATCAGTCGCCTTGACAATCCATGACACAAGTTTGATAACAAGTTTGATAACCATTGTTATCCAATCCCTTGAATCGGCTATGCTTGATGTTGTATCTGCCACTTCATCTGAAACATCTGATGCGATATTCGCAATATCTTGAAAAGTGTTGCTTATCTCGGTGGCAATATCGGCAACCATCTCAAACACATCGAGCATATTATTCAGAAACTCCTGCGTCTCGGAATCAAAACCCAATACATCAGCAAGCTCACGGGCAGCGGAAGTGAGTTTCTTTAATTCTTCTGAATTGCCAGCGAACGACAAATCAATAAACTGTTCCTTTTTCTCGATGAGTTCTTCCAGTACATAAAGCAGTTCGCCATATTGTGCTGTAATCTTCACATCTGCATCAGGGTCACTTGAGAGTTCCTCAAATTTTTCTCTGACCTTCTCAATCATCGTTTCAAGTTGTCTCAAAGTGTAATTCTCAAGAGTGTCGAGGAAATTTTTGAATCCTGTGTTATCAGAGTTGATTTCGCTAAACATTCTCCGCATCTCTTCTTTTTCAGCCTTGTCAATATTGTCAAGTGTTTCTTTTGTGACACCAATTCGCAACTTTCCATCTTCATCATACAACGCTTTGCGTTTGTCGGCATACTTCTTTTCAATATCGTGCCATCTCTGTAATATTGTAGGAAATTCATTAAGAACATTTTTGAATGGCTCAATAATACTTTCCGTTTCTCTCTTGTTAATATTATTACTTAAATTCTCGAATATTTGGTTTTCGCTTGCGATTAATGATTCGATGAGAGATTTAAGTTCTGGGGATATTTTCACATTTTCCTCAACATACTGTCCACCATTTAATTTCGCTTGCCTTTTAGCTTCTTCTTGAGCATCTTTCAGGAATTGAGCCTCAAGGTCTTTATATTCTTTAATTTTTAGCTCGTGATTCAACTTTAATTGTGCTCTCTCTTTCTCAAATCCTTCATCCATCGCATCAATCCTTGCCTGCTCTGCTTCACGTTCCAATTTCACTTGTGTGTCAGTGAGCTCCTTCCCATACTTCTCAGAATCCTTTTTCAGTTGCTCATACTCCATTTTCAAGCCATTGTTTTGTGGAGCTATGGATGAAATTGTGGATTGTGCGGCTTGTTGCGCCTCTATTGCACTTCTATACATGGCTGTATATGATTCTTTCGTGCTATTTACAGCCTGTTCAATTTCTTTTAGTCTCTGATAAATCCTTTTATCATTAGTTGCATATAAACGTGTTATATCATTAATATCATTTGTAGATAAAAGTCCAAGGCTTTCCAAAAACTCCTTAAACTCGTCTGCACTTTTCTTTGGATAACCAGATGGGGTAAAGATTGCATTTTGTATATCGATAAATTTTGAGTTCAGTTCACCGATTTTGCCTATATAACCCTCCGCCTCTGCTTCTGCAACTTTAAGTCCTACCCATGCGTCAGTTATTTCTATTACCTTCTGTTTCTCCAGTCCTAACTTATCTATCTGTACTCCGATAATATCAGAGATGTCCTTCATCGCCCTCTTATAGCCGTCGGTATTGCTGTTAAGATTCTTGATACTTTCAACAGCGATTTTCAGCTTGGTTATTTGTCCTGACGTAGAATCAATGGCGGATTTTCTCACATTCGCCATATCATCATATATTTTTTGCTGCAATCTTGCTTCTTTGGTAAGCTCACGTGCGCTTTCGACCTCCTCGGTCATCTGCTTTTTGATTTCCTTATGCTTGTCAAAGTCTTTTTTTAGGATAACGGCAAGTGCTGACAATGCTGTCAACAGCCATCCGATACCAGGTATACTCTTGATTGCCGCACCAAGCAGCTTAAAACCTCCGGCAGCTCCTTTTGCTGCCACACCGCCTTTGACAACAGCAGCATTCTCCAACTCTTGTGCGGCCGCCGCTTGGGCGGTGACTTTTGCCCACCATTCTTTGAGCCCGTTGAGGGTGACAAGCCTGAACGCACTATCCTTGTAAAGTGTGGCCTGCAGCTGCTGCAAACCTACGGTGATACTCATGAGTGACTGCACTCTCAACATCACCTTCTGCATCTTCTCATTCTCATCAGTGAACATGCCCATCACGCCCATTGCAGCCGATATGGCTCCACTGACACCACTCAATCCACTGATTATGCCTTGGAATGCACTCTGGTTTGACGCAAGAGATTTCATCTGCAAATTAAAGTCATTCATAGACTTCTTTAACTCAACCGCTTTGTTTTTCAGGTTTTCATACTCCTTTGTGTCGCGCTTCCCAGCAATTTCCAGAGCTTGCATCTGCTCTCTTACATCTTGCATCTGTTTTTTTAGAGAAGCATGTGCCTGGTCTGTCAGATCCGCTTGTTTTTGAAGCTCTCTTAATCCTTCATATTCACCTATCAATTCCTTTTTAACATTCTCAAGTTCTTCAGACACTTTATCAAATTCCTTACCGGAAGACATCAGCTTAAGCTCCTTCCCGAGAATGCTAACTTCTCCTTCCAAATCCTTTATAATCTGCTTTTGGAACTCTATCTGTTCGCCGAGTGAGGCAAATTCATCAGCGCCTTCGTTTGCCAGTTTAGCTGCACGTTTGAATGCCTCATCAATGGATTTCCCAGATGTGACCGCATTCCTGCTGATGGTCTCAAACTGCTGTCTCATACGCTGGACAGCCTGCTCAACCTTGCTGTCATCAACACCGATACTGAATTTAAGTTCTGCCATTTCTTATAATGATTTACATGCCAAGAGCCCGCAACACCATTGCGTTGTTGGCGGGATTGCTGGCATCAATTGTGTTCTGTTTGTTTTCCTTGTCCTTGCCCAGGCTGTAATCCGGGGTCGTTGAGCACAACATGATGATGTTGGTATAGCTGATGCCATACAACACATCCCTCATGCTCATGTTATAGGTTTTCATCATTCCCGATACTATTGCCCAGACTGAGTCGTTTCTGTCCCCACTTTCGCCGGCTTCGTCACGTGTACTGCGCTCAGGAAAGTGGTAAGCGCGAAAAAACCGCCGATGTCCTGACGCGCTATCAACTTGGCCACCGCATCGGTAATCTCACCGGGCTTTGCATAGGCGAGATTATGCGCCAAGCGTCCGACGGTGTCGGTTTTCCTGCGTCTGAACAATCTTCTCCACCATTTTGAGCGATTCTCCATCCTTTCCTTTTCGATTCTCTCAGCGCCAAGAATAAGCACCGCCAGCGGCCTGCATATACCCTTTGCGAATCTCGCTTCTCGGATAATGTCTGACGCCGCATTGTCTTTGCTGATTTCAACGGATTTAATCTTTGAGAACTCCTCGCTGCACATCACCAGTGTGGCAAGGCAGGGGGGAGCGACACGGTAAGCCTTTCCGGCTATGGTTATGTCTTCCTTGCGTTCCAGCAGCTCATTGGCCACCATCTGTTCCATTGTCTGTTTGCCTCTGTTCATTGTTGTTGCTTTCTTGTTTTGATAAAGAGGGGTACAGCGACTAAGCCACACCCCTCTTCCCTTCTAAATATAAAATCACGGACCAAGGCATTAGTTGCCCGCGGCTTGTGAAATATCGATGACTGCCGTGTTGCCGGCCGCATCCGTAAGCGTGACGGACACCGATCTTGCATCGCCCGTATTCGCGGACAATGCGAAGATTGCCGCATTCTGCGCGATTGTGGCGGTAACATAGTTGGCGCTTGTCGGATAGTAAGAAGCGGTAGGAACTCCGCTGAAACCGACAAGAGTGACGCCCAATGAGCTTGCCTCGCTACCATACTCAAGAATACCGGGAACGGCATAAGACGATTTACCGCCAGACAATCCGGTGGTGATTCTCACGAGCTTGCCATCATTGTGATGTCCGGTGGCTTGAGATTCGTCAAGCAGAGCCTTGAAGTGGTATTCAAGGGTGATGCCCTCATCAGATGTGAACTGCTCGACACAACGCACCTGAGCTCTCGGAATCTCAACGGCGAGACATGCGGGGTCTTCCGGAACTGCAAACAGGGCATATTCAGTCGTGGTCTTGCCGTTGACGACAGGGATGGGATACGGATTGGCGGCATCCTCTTTCTTCACAAACAGTCTGAAGACAAACTCATAGGTGTTGTCACCTGTAATGGTGTCAACAATGGCGCCTCCCTCCTGCTTGGCCTCCTTGGTTTCGCCCTCGGTGATGTTCATTTGCGTCGAACCCTCGACGGGAACGGACATTTCCGTCCAGGTGTCACCAGAGCCATAGGCTCCGCTTTTGTAAGGGCGGAAATAAGGTGTTATTTTTCCCCAGGATAAAATCATGATTATTTTGTTTTAATGGTTTATAAAATGGATAATTGGTATTATGTTGAGAGTCTCCTAAACCGGAGCTGTATGACAACAAAATGCTGATGTATATCAGTATCATTATTGCTATGTATGGCATTGTAGAGTGTGAAACGGTAGTCGTCCTGCTTGGTGTTGAGTGTCTTCACCCACTCGGATGCTGCGCTTTCCAACTCAGCGATCCTCGCACCGTTCTTAATGAGTGTGCCGTCATTGTATGGGTCAATGTCGGGAACGTAGATGTTGACCGTCACGATGCCATCCTGGATCTGCCCAGCCGTTGACGTGGTGAACGCCACAATAATGTCCTCACTCTTACTGTCAACAGGCCTGCACTCATCCTTATAGACACCACCGCTGATGCGGAATATGGCCTCATTGGCTTCGTCGGTGTTATCAGTGACATTGGACGTATCACCCTTTAACAGCTGATACACGTCATCAATAACCATCTCTGCAGTCTTTGTCATTTCCGACCTCCTTTCCCTATGCCAAGCTTGGACAGCATGTCAGCGGCCAGCTTCTCCGACACAAGCTCGGCGCTCTGTATGACGTTATAGCCTTTGTCGGCCACGAATGAAGCGTACTTCATCCCAGCCACGACAACTAGCGCAATGCCGGTGGGAAACTCGCTGGCAAGCGAACGCGCGAATCCCTCGCCAGTCTCTTTCCCTTGGCCTCCGTCACCTTTCGGCGCCCTGACCGTGTTGAAGTCACCGACTCTTACAGGCTGTCCGTCGGCGAAAACGACATAACCGATGCTGGCGGTGAGGTTGCCGGTCTGGTCCCTGTATGTGTGGGCCAGCCTCGCCTCATTGACAGCCTCCTCGCCGACATAAAAGAGCACGTCAATGATTTCATTGAACGACTCCTTTATCGCCTCTCTGGTGGCGTTTACCACGCTGCTCATCGGTGTTGTCATTTTGATAGGCATACTCAATTTGTTTTTAGATGTAAATACGGGTCTGGCAAACGGCGTCAAGCTCCTCCTGCTTGATGACAGAGAACTCTCCCAGCACGGCACCGCTGCTGTCCTTGAGCCTCACCTGCCTCGGTGCGAACCCATAGACCTGCTCTATGAGCACGCTATAAGAGGCTTTTGTGTAATGCTCGCCTGCATTGGTGCGTTCGAGATAGGAGAAGTCCGTCAACTGCCATTGGCACGGAACGGGCTCAAGCCATTGCGCCTCTGATGATGGGATGGCATAGCCGGTTCTCGGGTCAATGCCTCCGGGAACCTTGTTCTTAACCTCTATTGTGCCATTCTGAATAATCATACCCTGTCTCCTTTGTAGCCGTACTTTGTCTTTGGCAGAGAGCCTTCATCCTCTTCCTCATAGATGCCAATGGCCTCATCCCTGAACTTCTTGCGCTGCTCATCGCTGAATGAGTAATTCTGCCCGCCCTGTGCGATGTTTGGCGCCTCGGACAGCCAGAACAGCACATCCGCATGAGCAAGCTTGAATGCGGACGAATTAAGAATTTGGGAGGTCGCCTCCGCAGAAGGCGACACTCCCCTTTTGGTCATAATGGTTGTCAATGTCCTACTTGGAATAGGATAGGCATTAATACCCTGCAAAGACTCTCGTGCGGTCATATACGCTCCGGTTTAAGATTAATGGATTAGGATGCCGCCTGAGTAAGGGAGATGGTGGCAGACTCGGTTCCGTCAGAAACGGTAATGGTGGCCGTTCTCTGGCTTCCGCTGGCGTTAGCGGTCATCTTGACCGTCAGCTTGCCACCCTTGCGGGTTGCGGTTGCATAGGTCTGGTTGGAACTGATCGTCAGGTCTCCCATAGAACCGTCATAGTGGATGTCCGCGGTCTTGGAACCCGCACCCACGGCAAAATTCATGGTGCTTGGAGACAAGCTCAATGAACTGCCGGTGCTGTCGGTATGCAGAACGTAGATTCCCTCCACACCGTCAATGACGGGCAGACAGATTGCCTGGGCGGTGGTGAACTCTGCGAACGGTTCATTCTTTGAGAACTTGCTGACCAGAATGTGACTGCCTGATTTCTGGTATGTAACGCCAGCCACAGGCTTGGTCTCCTCGACAAGTGTGCCATAGACCAGACGTCCGACAACCTTGTCCGGGGTTGCAATGATGTTGTCCTCATCGAACGGCTTGACATAGGAGAATTTGCCGTTAACACCTTGAATCTTGTATGATGCGCCGACAACCTCGAACACTGCGTCAAACTCATCATTCAGGGCCTCCAGCATCGTCTTTCTGCTCGGAACCTTCAAGTTGGCGACATCCGTGTACAGCTGGTTCTGATAGCCTGCGACAAGGGTCTTACCCTGGTCACTGTTGCGAATGTTGTCCAAACGTTTCTTCGAGAGGAAGATGTAACCGATGTTGTTGCCATCCTCATCAGCCTTGTCAAACAGCTGACGGATATCATCGATAGGCGTTGCGGTACTCTCACCCCATGCGGCGACAAGTGCGTGCATGGTGTTCTCTTCCTTGTAACCGTAGTTGACACGAATGCCGGTACCGTCATTCTCATCACTTTCAACAAGGCAGAAACCGGTGGAGAAGGCCTGCAGGAACATGATTTCAGTTCTGACATCAACACCCTTGATACTCTTCTCAACGTCATTGAAGATTTTGGCAGCGATGGTGGATTCCTCGGTACCGCGGGCGATCATGACATTGATGTCGCTGATTTGTTTCTCACCCAGTTTGAACTTGATACCGATTTTAGGCAGTTTGCCACCGGCACGTCTCAGGGTGTCACGTCTTTTCAACGGGAGAGTTGAATCCATAGACACCACGTCAGCGGCAATCACATTGTGGTCGATGCCCTCTGCCTCCCACGTCATGTCAGCCGAATACTCCTCGCGGAGCATCGTCTTGTGGAGCAGCTCGGGTTCCTTGGACTTGTCGTTGAATTTCTCCGTAATCTTGCCGACAAATTTACGGAAGTACTTCTCAACGAACTCCAGAAATAATGTTTGTATCATGGTTAAATTTTGTTTTGATGGTTAAAAAGATTAATGCATTAGCATAAACACATCCGGATTAGTAGAGGAATTGAATCCTCGGCAATCCGGCTTTGATGGTGTCGGTGACAGGATATGGGCTTGCGGCCGCATTGACCTGACCAATGGTGAGGATGGCGGCTCTCGGATCGCTGACAAGCACAGAGGCCTTCAGGGCACCTTCATAAGATTCGCCGGTACTGAGGGCATTGTAAGCTCCTTCGGTCACACCAAGGGGCTTGTAGTTGCCTGACGCATCCTTAATGATGATATGGCCGGCTTTGATTACGGTTGTGCCGGATGCCACACCCGACACATCCAGAGTTCTTCCACCAGGGATATCACCCAAGTCATTGATGATGACAATGCTGTCAAGACCGTCATCAACAAGGATGCTTTCTTTGTTCAAATTTGCTTCTGGCATGGTAAAATTTTGTTTTGATGATTAATAGAAATGGTTACTTACAGCCCCAGACGCTGGAAGACTTCATTCATCTCCTGGTCTGTTGCCTCTTTTCCGCCTCCTCCGCCGTTCTGCATCTGACGCACACCGGCAGCCGGCTTTCCGAACACAGCCCCTTTCGCAGACACGTCATTCTGGATCCCTTTTACTTCGGTTTCCACCTCTTGCAAGAAAGTGGTGAACGCGTCATCCTCCATTGAGTCGAGTGCGACACGGTCATAAACCTTTCTAAGTGATTCAGGAAGGTCCTTGATTTTCTCGTTAAGTTGCTGCTTTCTCCCGCTGACCAATTTGTCACTCGTGAGTTTATCTACCTTGCCGGCAAGCAGTAAGACGGTCTCCACAAGCTTGGCACCCCATTGGGGCACGTCTGGATCAATAACCTGTTGTTGTTCCTGTTGCTGCTGTTGAGACTTGTTCCCTTGCTTTTCGCCGTCCTTGAGATTGTACTTTCTCTCGTAGTTCAACACTGCCGTCTTGGTGGCGTCCGTTGCCCTGCTGTCGCCGTACACCTCAAGCAACTGGGAAATTGTAACAGCCTCTACCTCTGAGTCAATCTCTTCGTCGGTTTTGGCCTTCTCTGCGATTTTCTTCGCAATCTTCTCCAGGATTTTGTCACTCACTCCCGCAAACTTGGCGCGGAGTTTTTCAAGTATTCTTTCCATGATTTTATGGTTAAAAAGTAATATTTTGTTTCGGGTGCAAAAATACAAATAAATTTTAATATGTTTATATTGCAAACAAAAAAATTTCAAAATCTGATTTTCGTATTATTTTTTTTGATATTTTTGCGTTCAAAAATTTACACAATATGATAGGCGCTATAATAGGAGACATTGTGGGCTCAAGATTTGAGTTCAACAACCACCGTTCCATGGATTTCGAACTATTTGGTGATGGCTGTTCATACACTGACGACACAATAACGACAATTGCCATAGCCGATGCAATATTACATGGGATACCCTACAAGGAGAGCCTGATAAAATGGTGCAGAAAATACAATGGGAGACAAGTTATCTACGGATTTTCTTTCAGAAACTGGATAATGTCAGACAACCCTCAGCCGTACAATAGCTACGGAAATGGTTCGGCTATGAGAGTATCCCCAATTGGATTTGCATTTGACAACAGCGTCAAGATTATGGAAGAGGCCAAGAAATCAGCAGAATGCAGCCATTCTCACGAAGAGGGAATCAAAGGTGCCCAATCAATAGCCATTTCAATATTTGGTCTTGCAAATAAAATATGGGAAAACAGCAAAGAAGGCGTTGAAAATATTTGCAAGTTATATTATGGTGATGATTACTTGAAACGTATCCCTAAAAAAGGACAATGGGATTCAACTTGTCAAGGATGTGTCCCTCTTTCGATGCATATCTTCTCAAATTCAAACAATTTTGAAGATGCGATAAGAAAAGCAATATCATACGGTGGAGATTCAGACACAATAGGAGCTATTGTGGGATCTTTGGCAGGTGCATACTATGACATACCGAAAGAAATAGAGGATACAGCAATGAGCTACCTTCCTTCTGAGATGATTCGTGTCATTGTTGATTTCAAAAGAAGATTTCCAAAAAACAATAAAACTCATTTTTCCGGCAACAAGGACCCTTTATTCACTTCCCTCCATGACGATCCATACATGAAATGGCCTGACAGACGTATATGCCACGATTGCCTCAACAAATTACCTTTACAGGGAAGTGAGTGTGATGTTTTTGAAAATGTCGTAGATGTTAATAATGCCATAAACACAGGCAAATGTGAATTTTATATAAAGAAAAAACAGTAATACTACTGAACAACACGACATCTAATTATAAGATGTGTGTAGCCTCCTGTTTTCCCAATAGAAGAGGATACATATTCAAGTTTTGTACCTCTTGATAACACAATTTCACTTTCAGCATAATTATCAGAAAAATACATTGGTGTTTTTGGTGGAACCTCAAGCATTAATTTTACATCAAATTGGTTATAAAAAACATTTTGAAGCTCATTCGTTGAAGCAGAAGTAAATGCACAATCAGATGACAATTGTCTGCCTTTGTTTAATGCACCAATATCATTTTGAAGTGATCTAATGTTATGATTTGAGAAAGAAGTTCCGAAAATGTTATCCAAAGCTGACGCTCTGACATATCTTGTAACAACAAGAGGTATTGGCAATGAAAATTCTCCTATTTTCTTATCAAGAAGTTTCACTGTTTTCAAGTCATCTTTAGTCATTCCATTTGCCTCAAGTCTTGATTCAGCAACTGAGTCTATTTTTCCAACAACTCCGGTCTTTCTAAAATCCGAATTTATTTTCCAACTGTTTCCGGTTTGAATATAACCTGCCCTTCCCCATCTGCTTACCGCTATATGATTCCATAGTTGTTTGTGTTCTGCCATTGTCTCTATGGAATTGCCTTCATAAATATATTGGTGCTGTCTTCCCTGTAAATGAACAAATCCTTTGTCAATAACAACGGTGCTCTCATGTATATTTTTACCTATCGACCTCATATATGCAAGAAAATCATTCTTTGTCTCTGCATCAGACTTTGGATTGTATTGAGGCGCATAAGAAGATTGTCCACTACTACCCGCTGCTCTATTCCTTTGAAGTTCTATTTGTTTTGATTTTGTCTTTATTTCAGCTGCCTTTTCTCTTAATGCTTGAATATTGGTCAAATCATTTTTGAAAAGACTGTCAAATTCAGCCGTAATCCGCTTTCCTACTTTGCTTCTTGAGCTATTGATAAGTGATATATCGTTTTCAATACCTTGTTTCACATTAAGCATTTCTATACGATGCTCAACCAATTTTAAACGATTCGCATATACATCCCTTGCAATTTCCCACGTATTGTATTTTTTACCTTTCCTTTCCATCCACCCTACTTCATACTCAAGACGCTTTTTCATTTCTGTCAATGAAAACATCGAATCGTTGTTTTGCGTCCATTGTGCCAATTTGCCGCTTATTTTGCTTTTTGCTTCTTGCAACTCATCCAGCGTAAACTGCTTGTGCCACTTGTGAACATCCGGGATTACATCAGAAAGCGCCTTTTCAGCCGTCTGCTGCTGTTTTATCTTCTGAATGGTGTCTTGTAACATCTTCTTCAACTCGGCATAATCAGAAGCCCGATAAACACTCTTGTCAGACACGACACCCATCGCCTTTCTCAGCTGCTCAAAGCTTACCTCGCTCCATTCCTTTTCCATATTGAGGATATTTCCAGCCCTCTTCTTTGTCATCTCATACCCTTTGATAACCTCATTCCTCTTCTTCCACCTTTCCTTTATGTCCTTAATCTGCTCGGGAGTCCTCATTGAATGTCTTTGTTGCGCATTGTCAAGCAATGACGGTTCAGGGGCCATCTCATTCATCACCCACTGCCCGTCTACAATCTGGCCATTGTCACTGAGGAAATACGGCAATGAGTTCGCTTTGGCGATGCGTTCCTGGTTCTGGTCCACCCATTCCTTGAACCCATCCGGCACATCCTTCACCTCATTCACACTTTTAACTGGTTTCAGCCCTTTCTTCCTCCTCTCGATATCCTCCATCACCTCTTCCCTTGTTTTCAGTATGGACGTGGCATAGCATCTGCAATGCGGGTGCCAGCCCACGAATTTGAACGTCTTGGGATATTTGCCCTGCAGCTTGTCACATATATCCCTGAACTCTCCCTCCGGGATTCCCTTGCAGTTGTGGTTATTGCTCAAATGAACCTCTATCCCCACCACAAAATCAAGCTGCTGCCTGCGGGTGTCATCCGATGTACGGTACGCCATGTTGATTTCAGTGGCCGCCAGTCTCCTGGCATTCATGTATGAAGACCTGTACACGCCCCTACCTGGATGGAAGGCCTTGGCCGCCTTTGACAGATGCAGCACCCCTTTCTCATCCCTCACCCTCCTGAACAACTTGTCCGGGTACCGCAGGTATTGTCGTACATCCCTGCTCAACTCATCCGCTGTCCTGTGGTCTTGCAAGGCGATGTCAACAGCCGCCTCCATCTGGCCACGGAATTGCTTGGTGATATTCCACACCCTCTGCGACAGGTTCATTCCGGCTATCTTCCTCCCCATGAAGGCTTCCATTGCATCAAGATTCCTCTGCATGTAGCCCATATTCTTTGCCGCTGACACACTTTTAATAACCTCGCTAACAAGTTTATCATTTTTGTCATTGGACCTCTCCCACTCGGTTTTTTCGGCCTTCTCAATCGTGATTCGGATATTATTGGCCAGTTCCTTAATCAGCTTGTCACATTCCCGCTTCAACGCAGGGTGGTCAGAGAACTTGAAACCTTCCTCCAGATTGATGCCCGATCTGGTGATGATGCCCATAATCTTCTTCTCATAGGCCGCAATAATCTCCTCCACGCGCTTGGCGCACTCTCCCATGCTCTTGTTGTGCTGTCTGTCAAATATGTTCATTGTATGCTGTTTTTCTCTTTCTTTTACGGTTCAGGCGCATATAGTAGGCCATCCGCGTCCTGTTCTTTTTGATGGTGATTTTATCAATGCCGTGTATATCGTATATTCTGGACAGCTTTGAATCCTTTAGGATTTCAAACACACGTCCTTTCAGCCTGTTACTGTTACTCCATTTCAACAGGCCGCAATAGGAGTTGAACACGCACTGGAAGTCCTCTGTCATCATCAGCATCTGCTTGTCACTCTGTTCCGCACGTCTCACAGCGCATTTTGTCTTCCAGATGAAGTTATGCGCTATCCTATCCGACGGAAGCAGTCTGTCAAATCTGATTTTCAGTCCTAAGAACTCAACTCCCTTGCTGTAGTGCTGGCAATATTTTTTATGCTTATGCCATTCAAGATGCATGACACTTGAGATATATTCCTCTATCTCCTTCTCATCACGTTTCCATTGCTCAAGGTCTCTCACAATGATTACAGTGTCATCGGTATAATGCACAAACTCATATCCTTTCTCCCTGAGCTTGCGCAAATACAATGTGGTGATGAAGTTTGCAGCCGTCTGACTGGTCACATTACCTATTGGCAATCCGATAATCTTTCCAATCATGGATTTCCTTGACTCCAGTTTGAGCCATGCAAGCGGATGGGATTTCTTTATCATCCTCTCTTGAGGCAAAGAGCGGTATATAATCCGTGTGAGCCATATCAGCCTGTTTCTCTCATCCTCATCCATCCCGAAATGCTCCATGATGAAATCCACCATCAGGTTCTCAAGCAATTCCGTGTCAACACTCATGAAGAAGGCTCTGAAATCACGTTTCACGAGCCATACGTTATCATAGATGAAGCCATTGCTCACACGTTCTATCTTATCCTTGAGCTCCAAAGCGGCCGCTAATGCGCCCTTTCCTTTCCTGCATGAATAACTGTCATCATCCAGCCAGTCCGATTCAAGGTATGGTTTCAGACGCTCGTTATACCAGGTTTGGACAACTCGGTCACCAAAAAAGGCGGCGATAACCTCTCTTACACGCGGAATGTCAATGATGAAGCCGATTGATTTCTCAGGAACATACTCCATCAGCCATACCAATAGCGACAGATATACCCTTCCGATGAGATTGTATTCAAACTCAAGCTGCGCATGGCTGTCCCGCTTGGTTTTCCTACATATTACCCATGCCTCGTGCATCTCAGCATGAAACTTAATGAACTTTCCCTGCCTGCTGTAGTCCGACAAGTTATAATCGAGGGAGCGACAGCCGTTAGCGTTGATCTTGTTGTTGTTGTTCAAGCATCCATTCGTCCCGTTGAAGATCCAGGCATTGTTGGAGTTGTACTGGGCGACTGACTTTGGCTCGTGTGTGTGTAGATGACTACGCATTAAGACCTCCTCTTCAATCGTAGTCACACGTCCTTATAACATCGGATTCAGCGGCGCGGGCGCACCCGCCACCGTCAGACCCATTTACCTTATTGTTAAACGTGTTCAGCAGGCTCAGGAAGTTCAATTCTATTTCAGCAAGTTTTATGTCAAGATACGATTTTGTCTTGTTGCTCAAGACTCCATCATCATTCAGCTCACAAAGATTGAATGTCAACAAACCAATCTCCGAATAGGCATCATTCAACCAATCACGCTTGATTCTCCATGTGTCACTGTCAAATGGAATCAGTTTGATGGACTTACCAAGCATCCTCTTCATGAATCCAAGACTTTCCGTTGTCTGTTGTTTTACACTGTAATCATAGCACTTCGGCAAATTCTTGAATATCTTGTGAACCTCACTGTCAAACTTAATGACAAGTCTTGCAATCTCCAGATCAGTTATCGGCTTTTTCTTCTTGGGCATAACATTTGCTGTTTTTCATGGTCAGAAGCCCGCCTTTTTCTGAATAAAGGCGGGCGGAAATTAAAATTTTCAAATAATTATACATAAGCGAGGGAGCGACAGCCGAGAGCGCCGACCTTGTAGTTGCCGTCCCAGCAGCCAATCGTCCCGCCGAAGACCCAGGCAGTGTAGGAGTAGTACTGGGCGACTGACCAATAATAAGCAGAATTGGACAGAAGATTTGCGCCTCCTATCGTAGTGAATGCCGCATTGATTTGTGCCATCACAGTGGCATCCATGAACACGGCAATCTCATGGTTAGTTGGCATATTGCCGCCACCGAAGTCAACATCCGCCAGAGCTCTTGTCATCGACGCCGATGTGTACACCGGGATATAGGATCCATCGAATGTCATTGTGGTCACGCTGCACAAGAAATCCGATTGGGTGTCACCATTGGAATAACTCTTGTATTCAACGCCGTTCGTGTGCTTGTCGTTGATTTGAATCTTGCTTGCCTCCATGTAAGCGTCCCAGCTTCCATGGTACTTATCAAACAAAGCCTGCTGCTCAGCCACTCCACTTCCATTGCAAGAAGCAAATCCGATTTTGCTCATTCTCGCCGTTTTCGAACTCTCGGCAAGATATGTGTCGACTCCACCGTGACCTGTACCGCTGATGCGGTAATACTCCTTCGCTCTCGGCAAATTGCAAATGCATCTGTATGACAAATCTATACCATTCTGCGCATATTGCACGGTGTTGGCCGGCAGGAATCCCTGATTAGGGAACAAGGTATTCACGTCCTGAGCCTGCCAGGACCTGTGAGACTCAGCCTGCTGCACACCTCCAATGCGACAATACAGCGACAAGTCATCGATGGTAGCCCCTGTGACATTGCTCAATGTGAATGTCGTGTTGTTGTAGCTGCTACATGATATGCGGATAAACTCCTCTCCCGCCACTGTTGTCACCGTGAAATAACTGTTGGTGCCAGTGATTTTGGCCGCCACCTGCGCCAATGTCTCACCGGCCTCCCATGTTACGGTTCCGGTCTTTACCGAATCATTGATTGTCACTGCATAACCGAAACCGCCGCTTGCAGTCAGGTCGCAGTGTAATCTGTATTTGTTGGATGTGGCCCACTGTGCGCTGCCAACGGCGGTCTTGTGGATCAGAACCTCATGACCTTCCGAACGGGTGAACCTCACCCAGTCCTTTTTCTCGTACCTCTGGCTGTCAAAGGTCGAAGAGTCATACGTGTGGAACGGGACAAACACGAGATTGCTGTCATACGTGTCCTTGAACACGAGACACACCTCATTATCCAACGGCTGTCCACGATGGAGAATCAGGTTCTTAGGATCATATTTGACTATGTTACCGACAAGGGAGACAGACGACTCCCCAGACAGCAAGACGGATTTCAAATAATCCTCATAACTATTGAATTTATTGATGTTAATCATGGTTATTTTGTTTTATGGTTAATACTTCAATTATGCCGGCAGGCTTGCTTGTCTTGTCACCTTCAGGAACTTCAATGTCAGGGCCCCTTCGCCTCCAAGCTGCTGCTCTATGGCCTTCAATCTCGCATCCTGCTGACACAGCGCAGCGGCAACCACTTCCGCCAACTGCTTGACATACGACACGTTGTTCAGCAACTGGTCTTTCACATTCTGGTGATAGCCAATGACAACCTGTGCCGCAACACCGGTGATGGATCCGCTTTCGGTGAAATACTCAAGGCCGTAGTCATTCACGGTCAATGCCCCGCTCACCGTGTATGACGTTGATGTGGCCACCGTCGCCAGCTCGTAATACAACAGATAGCCATTCAGGGCCTCAACCAAATCAGCGGTGGTGGTGATGCTTGTCGAAACCACAACAATGGTTTTTCCCTCCACCTGCACAAGAGGACTGAGACATGCCCACAAACCATTCTCCAGCATATCACTGACCTCACATTTATATGTGTAAGTGGTGATAGGGTCGCTTTCTCCATCACCCTGCGAGGTGGTTGATGTGACAGACCAGACGCCATCACTTAACACCATCCTGTTTGTTCTGCGGTAACAAGTGGTGATATTGCCGTTGATGGCAATCTCATCAGCGATGTATCTTTCCTTATTGGACAATGCAGCCATACCCCATGCATGGATCCAGTTCTTTGCATCCGCAATGCTGGTGGTGCCGACAGAATACACAGCCACATTGTCATCATGGCTATTGCTCCATGCCAAATGACAGCTGACATTGGTCAAGTCAGTTCCTTCCGCAAACTCAACCACCAACCATCCCGCAGATGGCAGATAATAGGTCTTGCCTTCCTCAACATGGGTACTGACGGTGGCCAATGTGTCACCAACGACAGGTGCAGCGCCATGTGCATACTGACGGACAGCCACCGGGCTGGCACCCTTGATGATATACCCATTATTGGCCTGCGTTGTTCCGTATGCGCCCCATATACCGTTTGCAACCGGGAACTTGACAATCAGGTTGCTGCCTGACGCTATCTTGTTGTCTGATATAACACCGTTAGTTGCCGCCTGCGGATTGATAAGGTTCTCACCGGTACATACCAAGGTGTCACCGTTGAAAGGATTCAAGAGAGCGTCTAACGCACCCTTGATGACATACAGAACAGCATCCCCACTCTTGACATCATTATCGCCTCCAGTCGGTCTGATTGCGATTTCACCTTCGACCTGCTGAATCTCATTCAGCTTCGGTGTAAGGTCGCCAGCGAGCATCGGAACAAATGTGCCATTCAACAATCCTTCAATGAGGTTTGCTATCGCATCCGCATTGGCTTTGCCTTTGTTACCCGCATAAGCAGTTGAAGAAGTCTCGCCAAGAGCAAGGCTTTCCGACACTTCCACATAAGTAACGCCACTCCAACGATAACTTTTGTTGGTTGTTAAGTCAACATATATCTTGTCATCTTCTGGTGTAATCGCAGTGGTGTGGGCAGAATCTTTATAAAACGTTCCATCATAAAGATAGCCATTGACAATATCATCGACATAAGAAGGCAACTGTGAGCTTGGAACCATACCATTGTTGTCAAGTTCCGCAACACCTCCTGCGGCTCCCTTTTCGGTTACCGGAACGGCACCGACCTCCTGTGCAGTATATGACGGCTTTGTCGCTGCCTTTGCCCATTGGTAAACATCGGCCGCATTACGTGCATCGGTCAGACGTGAGTCATTGCCTTTGACCACCTCAGATCCGCTTGCGTTACCGCTTGCCGGCACATTCAATTCAGCGGCAGTTCCCAATGTGGGCTTATTCTTGATAAAGTCATCAGCATTGCTGTCGCTCTGGTTCCAATCGCTCTGAACATTGGTTTCGGCAAGTGTATGCTGCAAGCTGCCATACTGTCTGATATACCAATCTCTGAATTGAATAGGAGTAAGGTCTGATACACAACGGACAGAACCAAACGCCCCCCAAGCACTACCACCAGTGTTGACATAAGATTGACCATAACCTATATTGACAACTTCACTTTGATAACCACTAATAGGAGTTGATGATGTTAATATAATTGCTATTTTATTAAAAAGAGTGCTTCCGTCTGAACCAGATGGCGGTATATTCAAACCCGAAGCATTATTAGAACTCAAATCATTTCCAGGACAATACCACGCCGATGTTGTACTCCAACCGTACGTAGAAACCATAGATTTTGCTATATGTTTGTTACTATCTTGAATCCATAAATTAAATCTATGTTGTTTGGATAAATATGTAATTAATTTATCTGTTTCTGCAACACTTGGGATGTGCCACCCATTAGGTGAAATCCCTTGAACAGAACTTGGAATAGAATCGTCAAAGCCTTCCCCATTTAACACTATATTGATTGAATATAGTAAACCATATTTCAAATCGTTATCAGAGTCATTGTTAGCATGATTATATCCAGAAGATTCAGTTATAGGTGTCCCATCTGGAGTATGTGTTGTTCTTAAATTCTCACCAAGCCAAACTTGCTCGCCAATTACAACAGCACCATACCAGTTTCCATCATAATCTTGTACAGCATTAGGAAAGTAAAAGCCGTCATGAATATTGATGTCACCCAACGAAGAATCTGTAATCTGCTCTCCATTAATCGTGCGGTGTGTAGGTACAGTTGGAATGGTCGGTTTGTTTTTGATATAGTCTGGTGCTGACGTATTAGTCTGATTCCAGTCCGCCTGCGCCTGGGAATTGGTGTCTCCAACTTTCTCCCATCTATAGGTGTACGGATCAAGTTCGGTACCAGCGCCGCTTCGGAACGTCATATACTCATCGCTTGCATTGTTTTCCTCCGTATCCGTCTTGGGAACAAAATACATCTTCTTCATGGTGTCGGCAGAAGCAGTCGGAAGCGTGTCCACATATTCCGGCTCAAGCACAAACAGCTGGGCAATTTTATTGTCCACCTCATCCTTGGTGTAATACACCAATTCGGACTGGTTATAGCTTGCATACGACACATAAACAAGCGATGTGACATATACCTTAACTCCTTCCGGCACATTAAGCACCATGAAGAGGTTTTTGTCATTCCGTGGTGATTCCAACACTGACCTATGAACACCATTGTCAGCACTTACTTCCACATACAAGGGAGCCTCTTGGTCCCTGTTGACCTGAATAACGGTCAATGTGCCGCTCGATGTGAATGAAGCCTCGTAACGGCCAGCGGCATTAATCGAAAAGTTAAGATTATTCTGCATATTTGTTTTCTACTTGATGATTGGTTGTTTTATATGTTTTTACATACCACTTTGCAAAAGCGTCAGGAGTTTTGTCACAGATACAGCGTACAGAATATGTTGCAACTTTTTCTGATTGCATATCTGCACTAACAGTAGCATCTTGATACCGGATCCAGAACGATGTTCTATAAATTTGACCAGGAACCGGCAATGTAGCACTCCAATATGTTGAGAAGTACCCAAAGTTGCCCTGTGTCAATCCGGATGGCATTGCATTAAAACCTGTTGCATTGTTGTCCGAATAATTTTTTCCGGGTGTGTAATCCACACCTGAATATTTCCATCCTGTCTTGGAAGCAAGAGCTTTAGCGATATAAGTATTATTATTGTTGAGATAGAAACGACTGTCACTCCCAACATAATCCATCAATTGAGACCACTCATCCCTACTTGGAATATGCCAGCCGTTCGGTCCAATACCAACAACGCCACTGGGGTTTAATGACGATGCCTGCTCGCCATTCATCATAGTTTCCCAATCATACAGCAGCCCATAAACATTCTTATTAGAAGAGTCGTTGTTCGGGTAATCAAACGACAACACATCGCCGCTCGGACTGTGTTTCGTTCTCAAACTCTCAGCCATCCATACCTGGTCTCCCAGTATTACAGCGTCGTACCAGTTACCATCGTAATCTTGCACGGCATTAGGGTAATGTCTTTGAGTAGGGTCAACGTCTGGGACTACCTCTGCATCCCCGCTCACAGCAGCATACAGCACAGGCGTCTTTGACACGACAGTAACCCATACACCGCTCGGCAAGTTGAACGGTATATATATGTCCTTGCGCCTGTCCGCATAGGGTATGGGGACGGGCTCACCGTCCCCATCCGAATAATTGAAGTAAACCACCCCTTCCCTTTCCCTGTTCAGGAGCAGTCCACAACGACCGCCGGTGATGAATGTTGCGCGGTACCCATCATCGGCCTCTTTGAATTTTAGTTCCATTTTGAATTAAATTTTGTTGTCATGGTGCAATATTGCGCGACAAAATTACAAATTTTAATTCAAATATGTTTGTAATGCAAACAAATTTATTTGAAAATGCCAATGTTAATAGGCCGCATCGTGGACTTTGGCCTTGTCTATCGGCTTGAATGGATTGTCAAGATGATAATCAACCGCATATCCCAAGAGGTCCACATACTCATCATGCGGCTTGGACGGGAAACCGCAAACCTCATCTATGAACGCCTCATTCCATGGCCCATCAACAAGAATTACACGCCCGCTCTCTACGGATGGCGACGCGACATTAAGCCTTGTCTCCTTGTCGTCTTTCGGGCTTGGTGTCCGTGTCACATTCAACCCCGTCTTGTCCTTCAATTCATCTATAACTGAAATGCCATTCGCTTTCGGCTCGATTCTTATCATGCTCTTCCTTGAATATCCGTGTGCCTTGACATAAGGCGGAATATGCCTGATTAAATCCGGGAATTTCATCAACACCTTCTCCGCATGAGTGATGTACATGTCATTCCCTATCTTGCATGTCGCTATGATGCCAGTCGGATCATTGGCCTTATCCTTGGTATATGCGGTGTCCATGAAGAAGACAACCGGCTCATTATGATATATCCTATTGAACTCATATATGCTGATGTGCATGAACCAATCCCTCTTGATGATGTTACCGCCAACGGCAGTCGGTCTCTGCTGGTACAACGCCTCGAATGTCCTTGGAGCCCTGTTGCGCACCTGTTCAAGCTTATGAAGAGAATGACGCTCCGGCCACAACGGCTCTCCATCCTCTCTCGGGTCGTATTCCGTTGGGCCGCCTTCCTTGATTGCCCTGTATGTGACTATCACCCATCCGTCAGGATTCTCATCCTCATCATAAATACCCTGCTTCTCAATGAGCCTGCCAGCAAGGTCATCCTCATGCCATCTTGTGAACACCATCAGCTGTTGGCTGTCGTTGTGAAGACGTGTCTCCGCCACCGTATCATACCAATCAGATATACTGTCCCTCACGGTTTGAGACCATGCTGACTTTGCATCCTTGTAAATATCATCCATGATGAGGATGTCAACCGGATCACCAGTCAAAGGACCACCAACGCCAACCGTCTTGAGACTGCCCCTGTGTCCCACTATCTCAAACTCATCAGCAGTCCTGATGTACTGCTCTTTGCCATTATCGTATTTGCTGCCGTATAATGCCGTATCAGGGAATATCTCATGATATTCCTCCGTGTCCATGATACGTTGAATCTCCCTGTTGAACTTTCTGGCCTTGGATGCAGAATAGGAAACGATGGCAATCCTCGCGTCCGGCTGCTGTCCTAACACAAAAGCCGGAAGCCTACGTGTAGAACCTTCCGACTTACCATGCTGTGGCGGCATGAAGACCATTAGTTTCTTTATCTCTCCATGTGCAAATTTTGTCAGGACATCATAATAGCGCCTGTGGAATCCGGCAGGTCTAAATGAGGGCATAGTTGACATGGTGAACCGAAAAAGATCCTTCCTCGATTCAATTTTCAGCAACTCCTTCTTGAGCCTGATAGCCTTCACTAAATCCTGCCTACTCGACATCAGCTTAATTTTCTGTCAAGTTCCTCAATCTGACTGCGCAGCTCATCTTCTGAAAGTTTGGAAAACAGATCCTTGCCATCCTTACCCTGGATCTCCATCTTCTGGACTTTCTCTCCCATCAACTCAGCAGCCAACTTCATTGCTTTCAAGTCGCCATTAACACATTTCTCAACGAGACGGATAGCGGATACCTCCTTTCTTGTTGCCTGCTCTCCTGTCTGCTTGTTGGTAATCGTGGTTGAGAACGCAATTTCAAGCAGTTCCTTGAACGCCCTCTTCTCGCGTCTCTTCCTTCCTGATGCTTTTCCTCCCTTGACCCTCATTTCTCTCTGTTCCTCCTCACTTCTTTTGTCGAATGGGATAAGGTTTTCAGACCCTTTGTGCTTTATATTCTCTTTAGCCATTGCTGATATATTTGGTAACTGATTTGCGCTATCATGACCGGTGGAACACTCATCCCCGCCAGCCACTGCATCCTCTCCCTTGACTGCACCTTGTAGTCCAATGGGAAAGTACTGCATAACTTAATCTCACGTTCATTAAGGTGTCTCGGAAAATCATACAAGATGCCGTCATGCGTTGTCAATGTCGAACACACCTCATTGCTATGGTGCCAACTCCTTGTGTAGCTGCTGTACTTGTTTCTTGCCCTATGACTCGTGTCTCCAAGGGAGCGGTCAGACGGTATTCTGTTGTCAAACAGAAACCTTTCAAGCTCTGAAAGGTCAGAGTGTATATCAGTCTTGTCTATCACCTCCTTGAACAGAATAGGCTTCTCATTAAACGACAATACAATCTTTGGAAGTCCCAAATCCCGCCTCCTCCCAACGATAAAGACCCTCTCGCGTCTCTGCGGAACACCCATGGTCGCTGAATTGAGGATGAACACCTGGATATCATACCCAGACTCATTCAGTTTCCCGACAAGCCTCTTGAGGTATGACTTTGCATTGCCCAATGCCAACCCCTTGACATTCTCAAGGATGAAAGTCTTGGGTTGCAGCTTGTCTATCGTCTGACAATACACAAAGACAAGGTCATCGAGCGTCTGCAGCTCCTGACCTTCTGCGAACTTCTTCTTTTTGCCCCATGCATCCTCCCTGCTGCCTGCCATGGAGAAAGTGGAGCACGGCGGTGAGCCGTCAAGCAAATCCAACTGGTATAATTCATCCGGAAGGGTCTTGTGGTTGTTGAACAGCCTCAAGTCTTCCACATACAGATACTCCGGATTGTGGTTCTGACGATAGATGTCCGCCACCTTCTGGTCAATCTCGACACCTCCCAGATGGTGATACCCTGCAAGCTTATATCCCATACTGGACCCCCCCCCACAAATGAACGTGCCGAACACCTTGTGTCCGTGATTCTCAATGCCCTTGGCCGGATAACCGTCGGCCATATTCCATAAATAGGGAAAACGATGTTCCATCACTCATCCTCCCCTTCCTCCTGATCATCCCTGATGAGAGACAACAAAGCCTGCCCTGGGTCAGCCTCGTTTATCTCATGGAGACGACGGTTGACAAAATCAAACTCCTTTGCCTCGAATTTCACCTCGAAACCGTCACGGTCATCATTTTTCGGTCTTTTGTCCGACTTTTCCTCATTCTCCCCCTCATCGAAGAAGACATTGATTCCCCATTCGTCAAAAGGCGTGCCGTCCCAATCCTCAAGAAGAAGCTGCTCATCCCATGTTCCGAAAGAGCCGTTGTCCTTGATTGCTATCTCCTTCAGTTTCTCTATCGTCGTGTCTTCCGGAAGGACAATGCACGGTGCCGTCTCCCTTTTCAGCATCCTCAGCGCCACCAGACGCATGTTGCCTCCAATGGCCACATACCTCCCATTGTGGGGAAAGACTATCAGTCCCCTTTTCTCAAGCAGGGCCGGTGTCTGCTCGATGGACTTTGCAAGATTCTCCACATCATTGAAAGTCCAGCTTCTCGGATTGGTGTCCAATCCCTCTATCTGCCCATTGTTGGTGTCTATCGCATCAACCGGCAGCTGTACGATCTCTATATTATTCTCCATAGCCTACAAGTCTTAATATTTCCACACGCGGATCCTTGTCCGCAAAATACCCTTTGATGAACTCCATGTCCTGTTTGTTGAACTTGAGCCTTAACGTCATGTCCTCAGACCATCCGTCGGTGTCAATCTCGCCCTTGTTTGAATGCCCGTCGCCAGACGCCTCCACTCCTGACACCCTCACGCCCCATTCACTCAATGGAAGGTCATCCCATTTGTTGGCCAGCTCATCTGTGTCCCACTGGCCGAAGGAGGAATTGTCTTTCAGCACTATTTCATTCATTTCCTCCGCCGTGAGCCCTTCAAGGACGAAACAAGGCACATTCTTCCACTTGAGTCGCTTGACAGCCTCCAGACGCATATTTCCGCCTAAAACGGCATATTTCTTCTTGTTCGCCACGACCAGCAGCGGCCTGCAGCTCATCAGCTCCGGGGTCTCCTCTATGGACCTGCACAAGACGTCAACCTCATCAGAAGACCATTTCCTGGGGTTCTGTTTCACCCCAGGAACCTGGCCTCTGTTGGGCTCCAACAATGATGTTTTGATATTGATACTGTTATTCATGGTTTGTTTTTTGGGCAAAAATACAAAAAATGTTTGTAATACAAACAGATTGGCATTTATTTTAGAAGTTCCGGGTTGTCATACTTATTGCCGACTACCTCAAGGACATTAAGTCCTTTATGTCCACTATAACCTTCTATGAATCTCTTAATGCCAACCCTCCAATGCCCCGCAATGAGTCTTGCCATAAAATATCCATCCTCAAATTCCACTATTACGTCCATTTCTTTATTGAAGACCGTTTCCGGAGCGCGTAGGATGTCACCCTCATAAATCTCCTTTCCATTCTTGTCATAAAGCCCTGTAAACTGACATACAGTATCATCTTTTACGGCGTATCTTTCCATCAAATTGAAATAACCGCCGTTTGATAATGCTCTGCATATAATCCATGATTTATGCGGCTGACGATACTTTCCATTTATTCTCCACCCTCTGTTCGCTTCCGCATATTGTCCATACACCCACTCATCATCTGAGCGTCTTTTACCTCTGAATTTAATTATTCTACTCATAGTCTTTTTATTAATTGATTACAATGTCTTTCGTTTAATGCATGGATGACGCATAACTTCAGGTGTTTCTTTGTGAAACCTATTTCCTCAAGAGAACTTCCTTGCTCTATCCAGTCATCATACAGGTTTGAGTTGCTCTCAATAATGTCTTTGGCATCCGCCGTCTGCCAGCATTCCTCACACTGGGCAAAACAGCCCATGCCCTCTCCTATGGATATGTCATGCGTACGGACGTACACCCATGGCCTTCCACAAATTCCACAAGCCCCTGATGACGGATTTTCAGCTCTTTCTGCCTTCGATTCAGGCGTATCATGCAAATATTTCATATCACTACTTCTTTTCGTTAATCTTTGCGCACACAATACTGATGGTGTTGTATGGTGCAATGGTGGTGTCCTGATTGGCAATGCGGATGAGATGAGGGCATTGCAGACAGTTCTCATAACGGCTGACGGGACAGTCTTTCACTTTGATAATGTCGATTTTTGTTTCTTTCATAATGCTTTAATGTTGTTTATTAGTACCGTTTTCCTCCATGCTTGTATGGTCGCATTTCATTGTACTTCATTTTCCATCTGATATGCGCATCAAGGTCCATACCCAAGTTGTCAGCCCATGCATACATGAATGAAATTGCATCTGTAATATTCATTCTGCCGTAATTGAGCCATTCCTTCACGAATACCCAAGCATTCTCAACAAACGTTCTATTATCTCTAAAATGTTCTCCGAATCCATAGCACGCAACCCATTTCATCTTGTCACCGTGAAGCTCGTTTGTCATATCAAGGATGCGAATTACTATGTCGGCAAACTCTTCTTCTATGCTTCCTTTGACATATTCGCAGTAGTAGATTTTGAACCAGTTCTCATACCATTCAGGACTTGGCCCAATCTCGCTTTCTCCTTGTATCTTCATTACATCAGCCATAAGGTCGGTCTTTGCTCGTTTGCCATTACGATCAGCCTCAACAGCTTCTGCCACTTCTGTCATTATAAGCCCCAGATAGTGCTCTGGTGATAGCGATTCATCATGCCATCCGTGAGCCTTTGCTGTCTCCCAGATTTCCTTCATTAATCCGTTCAGTTTATCGGCATCAATATAGTTCTTTCCAAAATTTGTCATTCTTTCCATTGTTTATTATAATTCATTACTTCTGATGTTCATACTCAGCAGAGCATTTCCACAAGTGATTCTGTCCTCATCCTCTTCTTTTGACGGTATGAAGACAATCACCTGCCAGCCCTCTGCCAATAGCGGCTGCTCAAACTGCCGATATACGTCATATTTGTAGTAACCCTCCGGAGTATTGATTCCGTTGACGGTAGCCTCGTTTGTCTCATGGATAGGCGTAATCTTTACAATAAACTTGTCCTTGTCAAACAAGCGGCTCAGCTCCTTCGGGTCAAGTATCGTCTTATCCGTCACCGGGAAATTCAGCGTGTATTTCCTCCCCTTCGGCATCGGCAGCATACGACACACATGACTGATGGCCTCAAGACTCATCGAACGGCCACGAAACAATTCGTCACGCTGTTTGGCATTCGTGCTGTTGATACTCAACTGCAATCCAGCCTCTCCGTCATAGTTATAATTCTTGATGCGGCAAAATTCATCAAGAATCTTCCCCATGCCTTTAATACCGAGACTCTTTGGCATCATAGTGGTAAACACGGGATGAATGGTGTCGGCCACCATTTTGTCATTCACCATATCACGCAAATCGTACCGCAGGAACTCCAGCACATTCTTCGCATTCAAGGCTGGCTCTCCCATGCGTGCAAGATGCAAGTTAAAGCGTCTGGTGTAAGTGCATCCGCTAAAGCCAATGGCATTGCTCACTTCTTCAGCCAGTTCCTCACGGCTTGCGTTGCCGCCAAAATCCACCTTCGGACAGTCACAGAACATGCAATTCATCGGACATCCTTTCTGTGTTGAAATCGTCACCACCATCTTGTCAGCCAAATCTACATTATGGTGTTGCACCTGGTTGATTTCCTTCTCAAAGCCAAGAAAATCGGCCTTAATATTATTCTCCTTTCCATAGTCACCAACATACAAATATTCCAACTTCTTTACGGTGTCACAATAGATGGCGCCGGTTCTTGTCTTAAATTCCTTAATCATTTTTTCAGACTCCTTTATATTTTTATTCTGGTTAATATTGTCTTCTGCAAGTTCCTTCATTAATTCCGCAATATTGGTTAGGTCACGCTCGATGCTATTTCCACCACCTCCTTGATATATGAATGCTGATTTTGGCTTTTTGTCGAAGTCTTTACAAGCACCACAGTAGTTCCACCTCTTACGTTTTTTCTTGAACATACACCAACCTTTACTTTCTACGAGTACTCCATGTTTACCGCTACCGGTTGACCAAAATTCACCTACTTCCCAATACTTACATTCAGCACATATTCTCTTTTTCATTCTCACCTCATTTCGGCCATTCCTGATATATCTTTCCATCAATCATGTTCCCATTAGCCTTCTTGTTGCGTTTGACACCATCCTCTCCATAAGTTCCCCACTGCTTGAAGAAAAACGGAACACCATGCTCTTCACATTGCCTTTTGATGTTGAGCACCCATTCTTTTTTCATCGGCCTTGCTTGACTTCCGCTTTCGCCTCCGACAATAACCCAATCAATGTCGTACAGGTCAAGCTTTCCAAGGTCTGACAGCAACGGTTCGCATGACAAAAACCTGACACTTGCTTTCTTCTCCTTCAAGTAATCTATCCTTTTCACACTGCTAATGTTTTCAACCGTTGTTCCCAGCCATGCATTTTGTGGAATATCCGAGTTCCTATGAACCGCAAAATACTCGAACATGCGGCAGGTTCTCTTGGTCAGTAACTGATAGGTGTGTTGGGGTGTTGACTTAATCACATCCATCACCTTGTCAATGAACTCAAACGGAACGTCCTTGTGGAACAAGTCTCCCATTGAACATACAAAGAACATGCTCGGTTCTTTCACCTTCATCGGCTCTTCAAGAGCCTCCGGATGAAGGGTTAGCTTGAAACCGTTTCTATACTTCTCCTGCCCCATACCTCGCAGACGTTTTGCCATAGTCTCTGCATAGCAGTGTTGGCATCCTGCCGAATGTTTTGTGCAGCCGGTGACGGGGTTCCATGTTCGCTCCGTCCAATTAATTTTACTTTTACTCATGATTAATTTTTTATGCTATTGTTTATTACCAAATTTTCTTTCCAGAATTGCATTTGCGCTACGTGATAACAGCTTTTTATTTGTCTTGCATTTCTCATACAATTGCTCTGGCGTGCATTTCAAGTATCTACAGACCGAGGTTATCTCATCGCATTCCTCATCCGCATCGCTGGTTAGAGATGACGACATACCTGACGATGCTGTTAACGCTGCTAACATGACAGCCATTCTGTATAAGTTGTTTTTCATCATGGTTCGCTCCTTATAATTTTATTTCTTTTTCAATTCCACATAATCTCATAACATGCTGAATTTCGTGGACATACTTACATTTGACAAAAATTTCGCCACCACCCAACCTTCTTGCCATTACCATGCATCCGTCCCATCGCACTTGATAATGGTCATTTGCATTGGCAACAACCAATTTTGAATCAAATGGAGTTGAAACAAATCCATTCTTCTTCAAGATGTCTTTTGTCAAAGGAATCTCAGTTGTGTCAGTAGGTATATTTTTAGCTTCACACTCAGCCATAGCGGCAATGTCATTTGCTGTGTATTGGTACGGGTGTCCTCGAAATGCAACCCAGTCGCCAATCATAATTTCATTTGATTTCATCGTTAATCCTCCAAATTAATAGTTAAAAGGCGTCCAACCTCCCATTTTTTGTTTGATTCTCTCGTTCACACGCTTTTCTTCTTCGGATATATTCCCATTTCGGTCTCCAAAATTCCATCTTGACAAAGCGTCTAATTCATCAATATATCGCTGACACTTCTCTTCATCACTTCTATTAATGATAAGAGATATTACAATTGACACCTTTGTTAATGCTGCCTTATACTTTATCAGGGCAATAGGGTTAATTGCAGTGTAATCACAAGCTCCGCCCATCTTGTTAGTGATACTATACAAATCCCACAGTTTGTTGCGTTCCTCTTTTGTCATGTGTATTCCTCCTTACCAAGCCATAAAATAATAATCACCTTGCTTGCTCTCAGAATCCTCCTGATCAACAACATCAATCGTCGGTTCTATAAACTCAACATGGTCATAATAAACCCAAATGTCGGTATCTTGCGCCAAATTCTCCAATGCCTTAATCAATTCTCGTACTTTCATTTTCAGTCCTCCAAACAATTCTTACTAATCCAGTACTTTGAAAGGAACCCCAATAACACCACAGACAATCTCTGCGCCATCATTGCTAATGATTATCTGGTGATGGGGACTGTAATTTTTCTGCAGCCACTCATTAAGTGGTTTCACAAGTTCCTCAAACTCTTTGTCTCTTTCATTGGACCATTTGGCAGCCCTTTCCATTATACTCATTTCTTCCGGCAGGTTAGAAGCGAAATTTCTCACCTCCAATCCGTATCCATGATTAAGCATTGTTTTGTTTGCATCAAGTTTACTCCAGTCTTCCTTGTTGCATGAATTGCCAGTGTTAATTTCTTTCCCTTTCATTTTATGCTTGTTTTAATTGTTTGTAGCGATAAATGTTGTTATTGATAAGGTTTATTATCATCTGCTCGTTATCCGGCTTCTTGTTGAATGCGGCCCTGCATTGTTGGATCGTGTAGCTGCTCAGCGACAATTCCACGGTGGCGACACGCTCATTGAGCGTGTCCCTCACGCTCAAAATCAGGCAGTTTTTCTTCGCATAGTATTCATTTGCCCATACACAGTGATGCATTTCTTTCCCTTCCCTCCAATACTCATCTGCCGTGTGCAGGGTGCTTACATTGAACATGTCGTTACCGAATGCGACAACCGCATAACGCTGTAGCCATGTCAACATCTTGTCGGCTTCCGCCAGCTTCTTCTCCAGCTGCTTCTTCTCCTCAAGCTGCTCTTTCCTTCTGATCCTTCTTTGCGCCTCATCATGGACCGCCTTAATATCCTTGGCGCACACATATACCCTGTTGGTGACATCCATGTCACACCGGCGCATCATGGAGACCGTGTCAAACCATAACTTCCAGTCGCTGGTGTGATAATTGTTTCTGAGCACTATCCTGATTGACGGCCAATTTGCCCTCAATTCATTCATGTCACGGGTATTTTCAAGAATATCATACCTTTCAGCCTTCCACAGTGTTTCAAACATCGGATTTTTCAGCAGCCCAACAACCACATCAAAAGGCGTGAATCCATACAGTTTGCCATTATACCCGTTTCTCTTAAGCAACGGCAAAACAGACTGCCTCCGATAGACCTTGTCCACATAGAAGTTGGTGGAGAAACACGGCTTTCTCAACTCCATCTCCGTGCCGTATTTCCAATGCACGTTATAATAGAAGATGCCATACCGGATGGTCTGTTGCACATATTTCCCCTTATCATCAATCCAGAATCTTATGACCTCCTCGGCATCGGAAAACACCCTCTTGCCTTGGATTATCCTTCTCGCCTCTATGATTCTGATGACCTGATACGGTCCATAGACTCTCATGATGGCCATAAACGCATATCTCTTGTCATTCTCTTTCCTGGTCCTTACAGTGTCCAGTACTGCCCCGCATTGCGGACAGGTATTCTTCTCTTCCGGCTTGCCGTCAATATCCCACTCATGCCCGCATTCGGTACAGAAGCAACCGAAATCACGACCAGAATACCATGCCTCTTTGGGAAGGAGACCAATGGCCTCCTTCCTCTGCCTTGCCGTCAACCGTCTCACTGACTTTGACAGGCACTCAACCTCTTTCTCAAATTTTGTGGTGGCTTTCATGGTTAGAACAGTTCAAGTTGTTGGTGCTTTACCGGCTCATCCTTGTCTTCCGCCTGCTTTGGCCGTGGCTTCGGTTGCGGCTTGCGTTTCATACGCTCCATTTCCTGACGTTTCAGTTCCTCAATCGCCTGTTGTCTGGCCTTCTCCTTGTCTTCTTCTGTCAGCTCACCGGGACTCACCACACATGTCAGATGCTTCACCGCATCATAGTCCACTTTCACATTGCCCTCCTCATCGACATAATGCACCGCCATCTGATAAATCTCATCATCAGCGAACGCCTCTCTTTTCAGCGCTTTCACACATGACGCAATGTATGCGACCAGCAGGTCAAGGTTAATTTTTTGCAGTTTCCGGGCGAATACTTCATCACCCTCCGCCCTCTTATCCAGATGGGCTTTGATTGTTTCCTTAAATTTGTCAATTCCTTTCATACTGATGTTTTTTTGTTATTTATCTCTATCCAAACAAACTATATTGGCTTGAGCTTGCCTCAATACTCTTGATATTTTTTATCGACTCATTGAAATATGATTCCTTCAACTCAAATCCTATCCCATATCGCTTTAGTCTGACAGCTTCATATACCTCACTTCCTATGCCCATGAATGGAGTTAAAACAGTATCACCCTCATTACTCCATAGACTGATAGCTCTATCTATTGTCTCCAGTTGCAGCGGGCATATATGCTTCTCGTCTTCTGAATCACGCCCCCCCCTGTTGAGAGTGTTGCCATAGTCAATGTCCATCCACACAGGACTCGCCCACTTCTGCCACGTGTCAACCGATATGTCACAATGCACCGGATGAAGATGGTAACCTTCCTTTCTGAACAGCATAAGATAATCTGGGATGCCAACCCTACTCATCGCACTATCCTTCTTCACCTGCTTGTGCAATAGCCCTAATGCCTTTGTTCTCTGCATTTCCGTGACAGGATTCTTCCAGATGGTCACACGGCTATGATAGACAAATCCAGCCTCATTAAAAGCCTCAAGTATCATGCCAGAGAAGTCTCTCAATCCTATATAGCCCTCCTTGCCCTTCTGAATCGGCAAATCCATGCAGTGTACAGCCACAAGCCTGCCGCTCCATAACACCCTATACAACTCTTCAACCAAGAATTTGAACGCAGTAAAAAACTCCTTGTAATCCTTTGAGTTTCCCATATCCTCCAACTTATCACTATAAGTGTATAGCTCAGCGAATGGCGGTGAGAATATGCTGAACCCAACACTCTCATCTGGCACGTCCTTAATCAGTCTGACACAATCGCCAAGTCTGATGTGGCAATTGTCACTCTTGTACTCCTTATTCACTTCCATCCTATTTAATTTTATCTGATTTTTGATATTCCTGTTCATCGCCTTGGTCATCGCCTCCTGCATGTCCTTGAATGCGGCCTGTTTTCTGTCAAAGCTCTCCTTTACGTTCTGCATCGTGTCAGTGGTAACAAGATATATGTTCACAGTCTCTGTCTGTCCGAATCTGTATGAGCGTCTTATGCCCTGATATGTGGCCTCAAAAGAAAAATCCAACGATGCGTATATTTGATTGTGGCAGTTCTGATAGTTCAATCCAAACTGGGCTATCTTCAATTTCGTTATCAAGATGCGGAACTCTCCTCTTCCGAACCCAAGCAGTTTGTCCTTCTTATACTCCCTGCTATCGGAACCTTTAACCTCTACCGCTTCCGGCAATTTTGAGCGGAGATATTTGCCTTCGTCATCATGTCCAATCCAGATGATGAAGTTGTCTGCCGGTCTCTCTGTAACCATCTCAACCACCCTGTCAAGCCTCAGCTGACTTGTCTCTCTCAATTCCTTATGAAATTCAGTCGCACTAACAGCCGTTGAGTTGAACAATTCTCCATTGTCACGCTTCGGCGTATCTATAATGTCCTGTACCACGTTCAACGGTGGCAAGTCATATCCTTCGTCAGAATAGCCAATGTCGCTCGGCTTGTTCAGCATTACAGCCCATGTTGAGACAAAATCCCAAAATGATTGCTTTGCATGTCCTTTCAGCCTCCACTCGCTCGTGTTTCCTCCATCATGAACAAAATACATCGCAAGCATCTCATTTCTGTTCATCACATCCAAAAACTCGCTGTGGTTGCAAATCTCCGTGGTGTCATTCGGTGACGGTGTGGCCGTACATGCCAGTTTATATGGTGTATTCCTGAACTTGCTTATCAGCTCGTTCCGTGTCTTTCCAAGGAAATTCTTTAAGATGGAGCTTTCATCCAGCACGACACCGCTAAACATCCTCTCCTGAACATGCTCCATGTTGTCATAATTGGTGATGTAGATTCCACTCTCCAAATCACTCTCAAATCCAGCATTCTCAAGTTCCGTAACCACATATCCGAACTTCTCTCCCTCTTTGATTGTCTGTGAAATTACCGCCAGCGGTGCAAGTATCAGCACGGGCATTCCCGTGTGCTCGCAAACTTTCCTCCCCCACTCCAGCTGCTGTATTGTCTTTCCGAGTCCGCAATCCTCAAAAAGAGCAAATTTACCAGCCATCAGAGCTCTTTTCACACAATACTTCTGAAAAGGGAAAAGTAATGGATTCAATTCATCTTTCACTTCAAATCCACTTTCAATTCTGACTTGCTTCTTTTGTTCAAGAAATCTTTGATATTGTTTTTCTTTCTCTGTGTTCATTTTCCAAATGATTAATACGGCAACCCATAGGTGTCAGGATTTGCCGTGTTGTTGTCAAAATCAATGTTTGGTTTCAGGTCCTCATCGTCGAACGGCAACAAAGCCTCCTTGTCAGCCTTTTCCTGGGCATCCATTATCTGGTTGATGAGATGGTTGGAATTATCCCATTTGACCTCAGCCTCGCCATTATAGGGCACATAGCGCCCATTGTTGATGTTGTACTTGAATGTGGCTGTACCGCCCTCCCCAAGGTGGCGAAACTTGACCTTCTGCACAATCACCATCGTCACATCCCGCTGGCGGTCACGATGGACCACAATGCCAAAATCCGTCTTGTTGTAGAAGTTGGCCGAACCGCTGATGTCATACAATGAGGGCGGATCATAGATGCCCTCCGAATTCTTGTGGAGCTTGGTAGGATGCGCCATCAGCACCACCAGCACGTCATTTATCTTGGCGAAGTTGGCCAGCTTGTCAAGCACTATGCTGACATACTGCGTCTCATTCTTCGTTCCCTGCTCATTCTCCAGCTTGTTGTAAGGGTCAATAACAAGTCCCTTGATGCCCTTGCGCCTCACCAGCACCCGTGCCTTATCCAGGATGTTGTCCAGCTTGTAGTTGTCATCCGGGCTGATGAACGAGAAATCCTTCTCCAGACGCTCTTTCGCCATCTCATACTCCTTCAGCGGCATGGTCTCAGCCCCATACTTCTTCCCCACGAACTTCTCGGTGAGTTTCGACGCATGATAGCACAAGGGGGTGTTCTCGGGTGAGAAAAACGCCCACCGCCAATTGTATCTCATGTTCATCCGTTCCGCTATCTCATCAATAAACTCCGACTTGCCATGTCCGGGAATGCCCGTCACGATCAGCAGACGTTTCGTCTCGAAGGAGCAGAGCTCATCAAAGTTGCTGTGGCCTATCGTCAGCCCCTTCTGCATCCCATGTCTGTATAACGCATCCATAGAGGCCTCGAAATCACTCACGGTGAATATTCCCTCCACCCTTACCTCTTTCGCGTCCCTAATCAAAGATTTTGCGGCTTCCTGGCCATATTTCATCAGTACCTCGTTAGCATCCTTGCATCCATCGCCATACTCGACCACCTTGCAGCGCTCGATCCCGAACCTTCTCAAGAGCTCCTGTCTCAGCACCTCCCCCTTGGTGTCACCGTCGCTGGCAATGTAGATGGTCTCCTTGTCGTCAAAGTAGGCCTCCATGTAGTCATCCAGCCACTCAAGGTTGGCATTGGCGCCATTGGGCACGCTGACCACATTGTGATAGCCTACCTCGTAGAATGACAGCGCATCCATCTCACCTTCCGTCACAATGCACTCCCTCTCACCCGCTATGCCGTCAATGTTGTACGGCAGCAGCTCAGCGCCGGAAACCATCTTGAAGCATTTGTCGCCAGTGCGGAATTTGGTGTTTATCAACTCGCCATTCCGGTAGTAGTTGAACTGCACCGTGTTCGCCTCCTTGTCCTTCTGCGGCATCCACTCACTCCCTTCCGTCACCTTCATGGCCTCAAGGGTCTCCCTGCTTATCCCACGGCCCTCAAACCATTTCAACGCCTTCTCGCTGACAGGATGCACCTTCGCGGCCACCGGCTTCGGCTTGCGGTACTCCTTCTTCTGACGTTTCAGCGGGTGGTTATTGAACCATTCCTTCCTTCTCGCCTCTTTCTCCCATTCCTCTTCCTCACACACATTGCCGGAGAATCCGCAGTAATGGCATTTGAAAAGCCCCTCATCAAGGTTAACCGACAGCGATTTGTCACGCTTGTCATGGCGGCTGTCATGGCACTTCGGGCAGTAAGTCTTAATCTTGCCGCCACGTCCAGATGGCACTGATATCCCGTATTTAGACCAATTCTTGAACATGATTACATCTCCCACTGGTTACGGTTCTGGTTCCAATAGAAACTTCCACCTGGTCTCGGCGGCGCATCGTTCGGGACGGTGACGGTTCCGCTTCCATACGTCCTTCTGCCATCCTTCACATATTCACCCACGCCAAGCGCAACATCACAATTGGCTGCAAGTATCTTCTCAAGCTTGCCATTGTCCCTCCACTTTAACAGAGTACTCCTCAAATGCAAATCAAAGTCGGTTCTATCCTGATGCTCGCTCCTGTCAAGGATGTTCCATTGGATCTTCACCTCCTCAAGCAGGATTGCGAACTGCCTCTCATCCACATTGAGCGCCGCCATCAGCTGTTGGCCTTTCATCGTCTCGGCAGAATATTCAGAAAAATCAAAACAACCTTCTTTATCAATATCGACAATAGATTTATCTATTGGAGATATTACATTATCATTTACATTTACATTTACATTATCATTTACATTTACATTTACATTAAGCTTGTTTTGTTTGTTTTGCTTGTTTTTGTTTGTTTTTGCTTGTTTTTCATTTTCATTTTTTGCATTCTGGTTGCCTTTCGGCGCACCTCCAAGCCTTCCTGCCGCAGAGCGTTTCTGCCGAATATCATCCCACTTTCCATTTGCCCTGTCTATCATTAAGATAATCTGCTGTATGGCAATTTTTATGAACCTGTCCTTCGGCTCCTCACCATAGAACACATAACGCATGATGGCATCATAACAAACAAGCCTCTCATCGTCTGTCAGCTGCTCAAGCGTGAGCATCCAGTCCTTGTAGAACACAAAAGATTCTCTCTCTGCCATGCTATATGTCTTTATCAAAGTTAATCTCTATATCCTTTTTTGCGACCGTCACGAGCTTCCCAGTAGCCTTTACGACAGATGTCCTCATCTCCTCTGGGTCACCGTTTTTCCGTGACAGGTGCAGCAACACTATATTCCTTACTTGGGACAGGTCGTTGGACTTCAACGCCTCCACACATATACCAAGCTCCATGTGCGACCTCCTGACCCTGTCGGCCACCTTGCCAATGACACTCCCATTCCTCACATTGTCCGCAAGGATGCCCCTTATGTAATTGCACTCAATCATCACATGGGACAATCCCTCAAACCTGTACGGGAGATAGTAAGTGTCAGTGGCGAACAGGATCACTCCAGTATCCGGATGGCTGATGAGGAACCCGCAGGGCTGCGCCGCGTCGTGCTTCGTGTCAAAGGGCAGCACCTTGAAACCGCCACAGGCAAAAGCGGTTCCTGGCTCGCATATTCTCGCGAACGACGACTGCGCCGCCCCCATCGCATCCCATGTGCCTTTGGTGGCATAAACCGGGATGCACCGTTCGATAAAGTCCGCCACGTAGCCCGCATGGTCCCCATGCTCATGAGACACAAGGCAGGCGGCAACCTTGATGAGATTGTAACCTAAAACACCCTTCACATCATTGAAGCGTATTCCCGCCTCTATGACAATTGCCTCGTTAGCGTCCTGGATTATATAGCAATTGCCCGAGCTGCCGCTGCCAAGTATCGTCATTTTCATATTAGTTCAAGTCAAATGGTGTTACATCATTTTTGGCGCTTTTTTCAGCGTCTGATGCATTTTGTCTGGTTTGGACGGTAGTTATATCACCCTGGCCATTTTCCATGCTCAGGACGCGTTTATTCGCGTTCTCGCTGATTTCATTCTCAATGTCGGTCTTCACCTCAATATAGGTCGCATCCTCAACACCCTGCTCTTCCTGGGTGTACATGGCGCCAATTTGGATCGGGAATGCTTCCCTGTGAGCCTGGGCAATGGCCACCTTGCGGATCATGGTCGCCGGTTTGGTCTTCCAGATAGACTGATGAAGGTCGTATTCCTTCATGCTGACGGACATGTATATCGGACTCTTCCTGTCATCCCTCTCAACCCTGCACCATCCGCCAAGGAGCACATCATCACCGGCATAGAAAGTGCCTTCCTCATAGACAATATCCTTGCCTCTCTTGAGGATTACACCGGCATTGAACCCCTGGTAATGGGTGTTGGCCTCCGCACGCTTCATGACAGCCTCCTTGCTGACCACCATGGTAGCCGGATTGTTGCCATATTTGGTCAAATATGCCTCTCCAAGGAACGGGTTCAGCTGGTTGTACTTGCATATCTGCATAAACTGAACGACATCCGCATCAGAGACATTCTTGTCCCCTTTGGTCAGGAAGTTCCTGACAATATTGTAGGACAGCTTCACCTCCTGTCCGCCCACATCGTAACGGATGGCACCCTTCTCACTGCCAAACAGTATTACCGCCATCTTCTCATCGGCTGTCATGTTGGCAGCCACATTGTTCTGATTGTTCTGATTCTGATTTTCCATAGTTGATGTTTTTTAAGGTTAATTCATACATGTTACTTTCAAATCCATATCCTTCACGACATACAGTTCTATCAGCTGCATACCGTAATCATCGATATTTGTCACGCCCTCGGCGTTGTCAACGAAAATAGGGCATTTCACTCCATGGTGTTCCGACAGTATATGGATGATGTCAAGACCGGCATTGAGCTTTGCGGCACTGTTGGCCACCGGGTACAACGCATTGCCCACAACGGCGACACATGTCTCAATGACATTGCCCTCAATGGTTTTGTCGAACAGCTTCCACTTGACATTATGGAATAGGCCGTTCACCTTTGACTCCATGTCCTTGACCTTGGCATATTCAAACTTGTCAGCCACAAATATGCTGCGTTCATATTGCGCTATCTGCTGTGACAACTTGCGGCCTTCCTCCTCCAGTTCATTGATGCGGGCAAGCATCCTCTCATTGTTGCCGATGACAGCAAGAGCGGAATTCAACCCGTCCACCGACGACTTCAATTCCTGACGCTGCGACTCAAGGTCAGCCCTCTGCCCGTCATCCGTCTGCGACTCAATCTGCCCAAGCTCCTCCCTCAACACCTCGACAGCGGCCATGGCCTCCTTATATCCGGGAACATTCTCCGGAACCACCTGCGGCACATCCACAACCTTTGTCTCCTCAAGTTTCGACTTCTTCTCCTCTAATTCCTTCTGCAATTTGCCCAGCGCCTCAGTGAGTCTCTTGGATTCAATGGTTCTTTTGATGATTTCATCACGCACGGCCTCAACACGCTCCTTGTTGTCATGGCCTTTCTTGGTGATGCCGGCAATTTTCTCAGATTTGCCGACATTGAATTTTTCTTCGGCCTCCTTCACTTTTGCGTCAGGAAGTGGCTGTCCGCATGTAGGGCATATCGCCGTACTCGGATCAAAAGCCTGCTCATTGACCGCCTTATACTCTTCCCTGAGGGTGTAATGCTCCTTCTCAAGCTCATCCTTGTCCTTCTCGAATGTCTTGGTCCGCTCGTTGAACTGGTTGAGATAGCGTTCGTCATTGGCCACCCTGCCCTCAAGTTTCTTCACCTCATCAGACAGAAGTTCCCTGTCCCTGTTCGCTTCCGCAATGGCTCTCTTGCGCTCCGTCTCGGCGTCAAAGACGATTTTGTCAGCACGTTCCTGGGCATTGGCTATCTCCCTCTTCTTGTCTCGAATCCTGCCATTCTGCAAGTCTGCCGCCTGCGATGCGGACAACATGGCCCTCTCCACCTTCTCAAGGAGCTCCCTTTGCTTGGCAAGCTCGGCCTCCACTTTCTCCCTGGGCTCAGATTCCTTGATGCTCATCCTGCATTCGTCGATTCTCGGCTGTATCTCGGCATTCTTCTTCCTGAGCTCTTTCAGCGCATTGTTGCGCTCATTACGGAAGTCCGCAAGTGATTTTCCCGACAACTCATCCAGCAGCGATCTGAACGCCTTGTCCTTCTCCGCCACCTCATCATCCGTCACAGCGGGCACAAGGCTGAACAGCGCCTCTCTCTGGTTCTTCCAGTTGAGAGAGGTAAAATAGAATGGATTGGTGAGCATCTTGAACAGATCCTCATTCACAATGTCCGCCACCCTCTTCTTGAACTCCGTCACCTTAATAGGGCTATCGTTCCAATAGCACACGGTCTCATTGCCCTCATACGTGTCATTCTCCTCCCCTTTGTGCTTTACCCAAAGTTCCCTGAGTTCCCTCTTGAGAACGGTCATTGTGCCGTTGACGGTGATGTACACCGTGACGGATGGCGTCAAGCGGTCTTTGGTGGTGTTGCCACCGACAGTCGGCTTAATCTCATAGTCCTTGCGGTCCTTGCTGTCTTTTCCGAACAGACACCACAGGAAAGCGTCAAAGACAGTTGACTTGCCGGTTGCGTTGTCTCCGGCAATCACGGTCTTCTGCCCGAACTCGGCCTCGAAGCTTCTCAGTCCCCTGAAGTCCGACAATTTGATTCTCTTTAATGTGATTTCCATTGTTGTATAGGTATTGATTGTTGGTTAGTTCCTTGAATACAGGCTCAGCGCCAGATTGGAGTTGACGATGATTTTACGCCCTACCTGCGTGATGGCATTGTCAATGACACCGGAGTTCTTAATCCTCTGCGCCGTACCCTTTGAGCATTTGTAGAGACGCATTATCCCCTCAAGCCCATACACGTACTCAGGGGTGCGCTCTCCGTGTTGCATTTCCTCGATGCGCTTCTCTATCCTACGCTCACGCTCATCGAGGATGCTTAGCAAGTCGCTGAGGGTCATGTCAACCAGTCTTGTGTCCTGTGCTATCATCATTCCCCCCTCCTTTTCCCCTCGCGTCTCTCGACACGCTTGATGATGCCGTAAATGGTCGATATGGCATGGATGTCAAACTTCTTCATGATGGCCTTTGCCACCTCAACTTTGCTGTTGTTCTCATCTTGCGAGAGGAGAGCCATATACTCTGCATAAATCCTGCTCTCACGCTCAATCTTCTTTTTTTGGTATTTGGTTAATAAAGCCTCCATAATCCTTGTTTTTATGGTTATGCAATCGATTTTTTGATTTGTTCATCTATTTCCTTGTACATCTTGACCATGTACTCCTTGCACTTCTCGTAGTTGGGCTCAACGCCCTTGTTCAACGGCCTGAACCCAATGTGTCTGTCAATATACCTCAGATACCTCATGGCATCTTCCATGTTGCCGTCAGACCTTCCGGACAAGGCCTTGCGGACCTGCATCGCGACATCCACAAAACCTCCTATCATGCCGATCTGCAAAGCGGCCTCTATCTGGTCATAGCTGATTTTCTGCAGCAGCTCAGCATACAGGGACTTCCTTACCGATCTGATGTGGTTCTCGACATCGTCAGCGATGCCGCACACAAGATTCTCCCAATACTCAAGCTCGCTGTCTCCCAGCTGGCGTTTCAGGCGCTTGCGCATGCGTGCCAGCATGTCAGCCGCCATGGTGGTCTCATACCGGAACCCAGCCTTCACAATCGGCAGGTTACGGAACTCATTGAGCAGGTCCTGTGCTATCTGCAGGAACACAAAAAACTCAGTGACAAGAATGCTTTTGTCTCTACCGTCCATCGCCATCAGTGTTTTCAAGGTTTTCAATAATCTCATTGAGACACGCTATCTCTCCATCAGCCCTCACAAGCCTTTCCTGCAGGGCGGCTGATTCGCGTGTCATTCTCTGGGCCTCGCCAATGGAGATGAGGCACAGGAGGGAGATTATCGCTATTGCAATAAACATCATGGCAGTCACGGCCTTGAACCATTTGAGCTGCTCCTTATTCTTTCTAAATTCTGTAGGATTGTACATGGTCTTATCTGTTTACGGTTAATTTTATATATGTCTTTACGTCCATCTCCTCACAGTTCCTCATGTGAGGGAAATACTTTCTCAAATCCATCGAGCGGCTGGCATTGAACGCCACCGCCGAAAACTGCCAGATCTTCCCGTTCACCATGTCAACGAACAGGTGGCAAACCTTGTTCCTGATGGCGAACTCCAGCCCTCCGATGTCACGCTTGAACGTGTCGGGCAAATTGTAGTCTTCGGGTAATTTCACGACCACTTTCTTGCTTTTGATTTCTTCTCTTCTCATTGTTGATGTTTTTAATTGTTGATATTGTCTTGCGACCGCCCCGGGAGTCGAACCCGTTAATTGCCCCTTTCCATTGTGTCAGTACTTGTCAGCCTATCCGATTTACTGTGTATTGCGGTCACCATCCGCCGCGTGTCATGCCACGGCAAGAGTGAACTAATGAAGAAAGAACGCTGCTTTTTGCAGAAGCATAACTGTTTCCCAAGCCCGCCTTTTCCTGAATAAAGGCGGGCGAAATTTTAAAGTTGGAATTAATCACAAGCGAGGGAGCGACAGCCGAGAGCGTCGACCTTGTAGCCGTAGCCCAAGCATCCATTCGCCCCGATGAAGATCCAGGCATTGTAGGAGTAGTACTGGGACTCGGTTTCCGTCCAATACCATCCTTTCAGCTCCTCTCCGCCGGCCTCCTTGAGGGCAGCGTTGACCTCATCAATATAGAGATAGATTGCCTTGACCTTCTTCTTGTCAATCATTCTGATTTTGCCCTCTTTGGCCCGCTCCATAAGCTCATGCCATGTGAATCTGGCCTTGTTGCCTTCCTTGTAGTCGTGGAGGTCGATTTTGAAATCCAGGTCAAGCGTCCTGACGCGGACCCATTTCTTCCCGTTCTCATCGACAAAGACGCTGACGGGCTTCAATTCATTCTGCTGGTTTTTCTCTGTTTCGTTTTTCATTTTTAACTCCTTTCTTGTTAATGGTTAATATGGTTGGTTTTAAAGTGTCATTTCAACCTCTTCCAGTTCCAGTTTCTCATTGTATTCCAGCTTGGCGACAAAGTCCTCAAGATAGGGCTCTGACTTGCCGGCTTCCTTGAGCGTTTGCGGCTCGAATCCGGTGTCCCTTTCAACCTTCAGGCCGAACATCCCTCTCAGGGACTCAAGCTCTCTCAGGCTGAAATATCCGTATTCCGTGACATGCCCGTCAACGACACCGAAGAAAGTGTCGTCGCCGTCCCATTCAAGCACGTACCATGTGAAGTTCTGGAGAAAGAATTTTGCCGTTACAACTGCCTCAAGGCCTTTGCCGTCCTGTGAGTAAAGCGGGTATTTACTCATCTGCTCTGCCACTTGTTTTGTGATTAATTTCATGCGCGTATTTTTTTGGTTTATTTTTTTGATTATTTTTGCTGTGTTTTTTTTAGATGTTTTTTCGATGCAAAAATAATAAAAGTAATAACACGATAATCATAAAAATAATATTTTTAATAACATTTTTTGTATATGGCTGAAAAACAATCAGATAAAATTCAAAAAAATAATAATCTTGTACGTATTATTGATGAAATACTATATTATACAGGACTTAATGCAGCCCAATTTTTGAAGAAAACGGGAATTAATTCCAATGCAATCAGCGGAATAAAGAAGGGCTTATCAAAAAGTCTAACCGATAGTACAATAAGAAAAATAAGAAAAGTATATCCCGAAATTTCACCCGAATTTCTGCGAAATGGGACGCCTCCTATGTTATTGACAGAGTATTCCGGCAACATCCATCACAACCAAGCAGGCGGTGATATAATAGGTAATGGCAGTGTAAAAAGTACGGAAACCGCAGAACTTGATAAGCTCATATCAGCGGTTGCGACACTTACGGAAACCAACAAGCAACAAACAGAGCAGATAGGCGAATTAATTAGATTTATAACCTCAAAAAAATAATATCATGGAAAAGAAACTATTAATTGTATTGGTATCGTTGCTGGCTATATGCTCGGCATGTAACAAAGATAGGATAACAAAAAAAATCAATCTTAAAACCGACAAAATAGAAATGCACCATCTCGACACATGTTCGATTGTTGCATTATCGAAGCTCCCAATTACATACGAATCCGGAAATGAATATTATGCCAAGGTTGATGAAAATGGACTTGTAAAGGGAATGTTTGTAGGAAATACAAGAATCAAAGTGTCAAATGAAATAGATACAAAATTTGTGGATGTCATCATCAAACCTACCACATATTTATATAATGAGCCTGACATTCAATTTGGTGAGAGCAAAGAATCTGTAATAGCAAAATTCGGACAACCAAATGAAGAGACAAGCAGTGGAATATTATATAACATGACCAGTGTAATCAGCTATTATTTGGTGGTATCTTTTGATGACAATAATAATGTTAGTTCATACGGTGTGATGATACCTTCTGAGCTCGCAACACTATTGTCAGACTTTTTATCAGAAAGGTATTTGTTTGTGTATTATACAAATTCAAGATTTCTTTTTATTGATGCATTATCTATGAGCGAGGCACACAAAGCCATATTAATGTATTCATTTAACACATCGTATTGGGTAGCTGCATACGCACCTGTCAATTCGGACAAGTCTTTGTCTGACGATTTCATTAAAAAATTTGGCAATATAATCCAATAGCATCCATGCAGACAACAGACAGCCAACAGATAATTCTTCGGTTCTACAAAGCATTGAAGTTCCTCAAGTCCCGCAAGATAATAAGAGGTATCAATACTTTCACAAGCCGGTACAACATCAACCGGTGGAATATGATAACCCAAATGAAGAGCCCTGAAAGAGACATGTTTCAGGTTGCGTGGCTCACCTACCTTGTCAACGACTATGGCATATCGGCGCAATGGCTTCTCACCGGTGAAGGCTCCCCAATGAGTGACGATATTATGATGCAATGATTATAAACTACACCATACGGTTCTATCTCCACAAGGAGCGAAGCGGGAGGAGCGGCGTACATGCAAGGGTGTCCGTCCGCGGCATTGAGCCGGTGCAAAGGACTCTTGGCATACTTCTCGACACTCCCGACAGCTGGGATGAGACACGCCAGCGCATTGTCCACACCCATCCGAAAGCGCATGAGTATAACTGGAAAATATCAGAGTGTGAGAGCGCCATCCGTGAACTCATCGCAAAATACGAGCATGTGGAAAAGCGGCTGCCGACAGCAGAAGACGTGAAACATGCCCTCTACTGCGCTCTGGGAGGCGGTGACATGCAATCACACCCCAAAGACAGTTTCAGCTCCGTAATGGACGCATTTGTCCAAGAGAATGACAAGTTGAACCATTGGAGCCACAGCACACATCAGAAGTTCCACACCTTACTCGAACATGTGACCGGCTTTGCCGGATCCAAACTCAAAATTGATTCCATTGACGATGATTTCATGCGGAACTTCACGAATTACCTTATCAACAGGAAAGGTCTGCGAAACACATCCACACACAAGATGGTCAAGTTCCTGCGGTGGGTGCTTCGTTGGGCATCATTGAAGGGGAAGTACAAAGGCAATGCCCACAACACCTTCAAGACACATCTCAAGGGCGCCAATTTCGAGCAGAAAGAGGTCATATACCTCACCCTTAATGAACTCAAGAGGATGGAGTCACAAACATTCTCCAAAAACGAACAGCATCTTGAAAGGGTGCGTGACGTGTTTATCTTCTGCTGCTATTCCGGATTGAGATTCAGCGATGCCGCAAAACTCAAGACCAGCGACATCCATGACGGATATATATCCGTTGTCACCAGGAAGACAAACGAACTCTTGAGAATCGAGCTCAATGCCCACTCCAATGCCATACTTCAACGGTACGCGTCGAAACACTTTCCGGATAATCTCGCCTTGCCCGTCATATCCAATCAGAAGTCAAACGAATATCTCAAATATATTGGCATGTTATGCAAGATTGACGAGCCTGTGAGGATTGTCTATTACAAGGGCAATGAGCGCATAGAGGAAGTACACCCGAAACATGAACTGCTCACAACACATGTCGCCCGCCGTACATTCGTCGTCACCGCCCTGCAGCTGGGCATACCAGCAGAGGTCATCATCAGGTGGACCGGCCATAAGGACTATGAGGCCATGAAGCCTTATGTCGCCATCGTCGATGAGCTCAAGAAAAAAAACATGGAAAAATTCAACACTTTATGAACGCCATCGCTCCACTAATGCTCCACAAAAAATGACAATAATATATTATAATGTAACAGCAAGACATAACAACAAGGAGCCACAATATCCTGATTGTGAGAACACATTGTACCGAAATGACATGCATTGAAATGTAGTTTACAATCCCCCCGGCTCCACAACCTATACTGAAAATCAGTCGCTTATAAAAGCGCTCCACAAATGCTCCAAAAATTACAGATTTTTTTGTATTTTTGCAGTGCAATTTCATGCGTGGATGTTTTTTATAAGTTCAAACCGGGGCCATCTTATGACAGGCCCTTGTTTGTTAATGGAAAAAGGGGATGTGCAATTAAGCGCACCCCCTTTGCAAACAACAATG